CAAGGCAATGCCAACATTGCGGGTAATATCGGCGGCGGAATTATTCGGCTGAACAATCATCTCTCAACAGGCTTTGACCGACTTCAATTCGGAGGTGGCACGACAAGTTTCCCCGCGCTGAAGCGCGACAGCACCGTCCTCCAAGCTCGTCTTGCGAACGACTCCGACTTCTGCCCGCTCCAAGGTCAGCTACGCACTCACGCCAACGCCGTCACCGAAACAATCACGGCAGACAAAACGCTCACCCTCTATGACGCCGCTGGCACGGCTTACAAAGTGCCGTGCGTTGCAGCCTAATTTATGCTAACCAACCCTAATCCCATCGAAACGCCCGCCGTAGCCGCCAAAGTCTACGACCGCCTCCACGTTTACAGTCTGTCCGCCATCCAGCCGACCGCTGATTCCGGCAGCATCACTGTCGAGTTGCTCCCCGCGACCGCCGACGGCGAACTGGCCAACGGAAGCCTCGTCCAAAAGATGACCGCGCCGTTGACGCCCGAAATCATGCAGGCGGTTCCCGAACTCGCCGCCGCGTTTGAGGCAGTCCTCGCCGCGATTCCCGCGACTATGGCTTACATCGCCGCACAGGAGCAACCCAATGAGTAAGTCCGTCACTCTTACGGAAGCCGAGGCGAAGGTCGTCATGCAGTGCCTCGACATTGCGACCAAGGCGGGCGGCTTGAATGCTGCTGCTGGCATCTTGCCGGTGGCGATGAGTATCGAAAAACAACTCACCGCGACCGAGGAGCCTCAGTTGCAGGAGTCCTGATCCAGAAGCATATTAACCATGAATGTCTCCGATCCGCTCAACATGTTGGCTCCCGACGGTTCTCGCCGACGGAAGGAAGAATCTCTGTCGATGAGCTTCGATGGTGAAAGACTGGCGCGGTTGGAGACCAAGGTCGACTTGATCTTGGAGCACCAGGAGTCCTTCCGGAGATCGTTCGAAAAACATGACGATCGGCTCAAGCACCTCGAAAATACCAAGTCGACGATCTACGGGATCGCTGCCGCGATCGGGGCGCTCTCGGCTTTCTTGATGGACGGGTTGCGGGCCGCGATTTTGCAACGATAGTAATAACCACACAATATATTATGGACATCACCAACATCATCCAAGTGGTCAGTTCCCTGAACTGGCTGGAAATCCTCGGAGCGGCCTACGGCCTCATCCTCGCCTTGATCGCGATCTTCGCGCTCATCCCCGGCGAGCAGCCGGAGAAGACGCTCAAGGCGATCGCCAACATCGTCGCTAAGTTCTCCCGTAAATGAAATACGTGGTCACGGCGGTGGCTTTGCTCCTCACCGGCTGCGTGACCCCGAAAATCGGGTTCGGCTACGACTTCCTCAATCAAAGGGTGACGGTCTCGGTCGAGCCGGGCGACGGGAAAAAAGTGGTCAAGCCTGAGTGAACCAAACCCAGATCAAGATCATCCAAGAGACGGTCGGCACCGAGCCCGATGGGTTCTTCGGGCCGCAGTCGATCGCCGCGACCCAGCGTTATCTGCGGGCAATGATGCCCAAGCCGAACCCTTGGCCGAAGCAGGATCAGAAAAGTCTCACCGCGTTCTACGGTGCGGCCGGCAAGGTCTCGGTCGTCCAGATCCCGGTGCCTTACAAGATGTATCTCTACAACGGACCTAAGACGGTCCGCTCGATCGGAGTCCACGAGAAGCTGGCCCCGAGCTTGGAGCGCATCCTCAAGGAATTGGGTAAACGCTACAAGACCGACGAAGCCCGGAGCGAGGCGGGGATCAACAAATTCTACGGAGTCTATGCCAACCGCAAGATGCGCGGCGGCAGTCTCCCGAGCCTCCACGCACGGGCGGCGGCGATTGATTTCGATGCGCCCCGCAACGGGCTCCACACCCACTGGCCGACACGGGCGCACATGCCGCTCGATGTCATGGAGATCTTTGCACGGGAAGGGTGGCTCGCGGCAGGGGCTTTCTGGGGCCGCGATTCGATGCACATGCAGGCCACGCAGTAATAATCCCGCAACCACTTTATGAAACACAATCTAAACTCCTTCCGGCGCAACGAGCATCTCCAAGGCGGACTCGCCGAAGTGCTGCGCCATCCCTCGATGCAAGCCGCCCTCGATGTGCTCCGCGATCTGGGAGAGCCGACCGAGATGCCGGTGCCGAGCGATGTCGACTTTCTAATTTTCAACGCCCTGCAAAACGCCCGCCGTGAAGGGTTCTTCCACGCGCTGCGCTCCCTCGAAGCCTTGGCGACCCCGATCAAGGTCGTCCCCTCGACCAAAGATCTGATGCCGAACTTGGTCGACGAATAATTTATGGCAGAAACCAATACGCCGAGTAACCCGTCCGCGCCGGCGTCGGACAACCAACCAACCACCACTCCGGAACTTTCCGAAGCCGGTGGCACTATGACCTTCGACGCGGCTCGTTCGCTCTCGGAGGCTTTCAACTCGATCGGCAAAGAGCCCACCGCTCCCACGCCCGAGGCACCCAAGGCGGAAGCCCCCAAGGCTCCCGAGACCAAAACCGAAGCACCCAAAGCGGAACCCGTCGCGGAACCGACCAAAGAAGAAGCCCCGGCTACGGCCGATGCCGACGCTTTGGCTGAACTCCTGGGCGGACCGAAGAAAGCCGAGGCCAAGCCGGAGCCGGACGACGCACCTCCCGAAGGGGCGATGACCGAAGGGGCTACGAAGAAGTGGGCCGAGCAGCGCAAAGCTCTCAAGGAGGAGCGCCGTCGCCGCGAGGAACTCGAAGCCAAGGTGGCCGAACTGGAGAAGAAGTCGACCGATGTCGCACCCGACGAGGTCAAACAACTCCGCGAGACGGTCGACGCCTACGAGCGCGAGCTACAAATTGCGCGGGTCGAGGCGACCAAGGAATTCAAGGATGCGGTCGCGGTGCCCCGTGAACGGATCAACGGGCAACTCGAATCCTTCGCCAAGAAGTATGAGTTCCGTGAGGCCGACGCCCGTGTGGCCTTCGCCGAAGCCGATCCGGAGAAGCAGACCGAGCTACTCGTCGATATGGCCAGCGGGATGAATGACCGCGACCGGATGCGCTTCTACGCGATGGCGGAAGAGTGGCAGAAGGTCGAGGGCATCGCCAACAAGGTCCGCAACAATGCGCGGCTGGCCCTGGAGAAGATCCAGGAACATCACGCCGAGCAGAACAAGGCATTCGTCGAGACCCGCCAGAAGCAGTATCGCGGGGCGCTGGAGAAGATCTGGGGCGATGTTTCCGAGAAAGCACCACTCTTCCGCCGCCGTGAAGGCGACGATGCGTGGAACCAGAAGATCGGGGAGATCGAGCAATTCGCCACGGGGCTGGATTGGAACACGGTGGCCGACAACGACCAAGCACGGGCCGAAGTCGCTCTCCGGGCCGCAGCCTCGCCCTTCCTCTATGGTCTGGTGCAGCAGCTATTCGCCAAGACGGCCGAGCTAAACAAGACCCTCTCGAAATACCAGAGCGCGAAGCCTGGTGCGGGTGGGGGAGCAGCCGACCCGATCGTGGGCAGCGGCCAAGAGGAGAAGGTCGAGCACGAGGACTTCTTCTCGGCGATCAAGTCGGGGTTATCTTAAAATCCCTCCGGAAACTTCGGTGACCGGACGCGAGGGAGGGGGATATTTTGCCCCCTCCCTTTGCTTTTTGTAGGCAGACGGACGGCTAGGGCCAGCCGTCCCTACCAAATATATCCCCTGGTAGGGTCGTCTCGCCGAGGCGACCGAGTGCCTAATGTAATAACCCCGTAATTTGACAACCACTTAACCGAGCGTAACTTAGTCTCACGTTTACGGGTAGCGGCAATCATCCGGTAGAAATCAGAAAAGATAGGTTCGCGAGGAAGCCCGATCCGCGACGGGAAGAGAAAAGCAAAATCGTGGTGTTGTCACTAGCCTCGGGACCGCATGTGCGTCTCCCGATCAAGGCAAAGTAATAACCCCACAAATTAGGAGAAAAACAAGCATTATGCCTTGCAATAATATTGAAGCTCTCTTCGTGGAACATGCCGGCCTTATCCGGAACAATGTCTCGAAGAACATCATCAACTCCGATTTCTACCTGAAGTATCTGCCGCGTGAGCAGTGGATGGACGGGCAAGGAACGGAATATAGTTACCCGATCTATGAGCGCACGCTCTCGTCCAGCCCCGTCACTTTCAGTGCATGGGAGTCTTCGGACGGCGAAGCGGGCGGTCAGTGCCAAGTCGCCGGTCAGAACATCGACAACTTCGGCATCACCCTGCGCCAGACCAGCCTCAAAAAGGCCGCGCTGAACTCGCCCGACATCTGTCTGGACGATCTTCAGTTCGCCTGGCAGGTCGAAGATCAGGTGAAAAACATCGTTCGCGTTCTCTCGGAGAACACGAAATGGGTTTGGACCAACGCTTATCAGGACGAGTATATCGACGCTTGCGGCACCAAAATGGTCGCATCGGCGAACCTCCCGTCTGGTAGCTCGGTCTTCCCTTCGACTCCGGCCACTTCCAAACTTACCTGGGGGATCCTCGAAGAGATCTACCAGCAGCTTGGTTACAATGGCGGCAGCATGAATCCGTTCGCTCGCGTTGACGAGATGACCCCGATTTATGCCGCAGTCGGCGAGCGTTTCACGTTCCATGATCTGAAGCGCCAAGACGCTAACACCCGTGACGACTTCCGTTACGCTTACGAGGGTTCGGAGACTCAGTCCCCGATGCTCGGAGCGCCCGGTCTGTCCGGTGTGTATCGCGGCTATCGCTTCTTCACGGTTGAATTCCCGCCCCGTTACGACTTCGTCGGCGGTGCATGGGTTCGCCGTCAGCCGTTCGCGTCGACCCCGACGACGAAGGGTGACAAGTGGGAAGTGTCCGACGCCTACAAGAATGCGGAATACACCGACACCGTGATTTATCACGCTGACGTGTTGAAGGTTCTTGTGCCCAAGCCGAAAGCTGCCAGCCCGATGAAGTATAACCCCCAGTATAGCTGGACCGGTGAATTCGTCTGGCGGAATATCCCTGACCGCGACTGCAACGTCGATGGAAATACAGGGTTCTTCCGGGCACTCTTCGCGTATGGCCCGAAGGTGGAGCGTCCCGACCTCGGCTTTGTGGTTCGCCACAAACGCTGCGCTCGCGCCCTCGACCTCGTCGCTTGCTACTAAGGTAGCACCTCACATCACTCTGGGAGCTTCGGCTCCCAGGGTGCCAGAGGCGCTGCATTTTTAAGCATGAACATTCCTTCGCCCAATCCCATCGTCTTCCCGGCTGTCCCGGAGAAGACGTATCCGCATCTGTGGATCAAGCGGCTTTTGCTTGAGAGCAGCAATGTGGGGGTCGGGAAGATGGAAGCTGAGTTCCTGCCTTTCAATGCCAATACGAATGAGATTGGCCCGTCGATGTTCGACACAAGATTCAGCACGGATGACCTTTGGACGGCGATCAATGAAGTTCCCGAGGTCGCGGCGGCTTATGCTGCTATATTAAACTCTGTCGCGCCGATGATCGCGTGGCTTGAACAACGTAACCAACCAACACTATGAAATTCGCAATCCCTGAAGGAATGGTCCCGCCCGACGGCGTAACTGTCGGCTCGACCTTCGACGCCCTCGCCACCCTCAAACTCGGTGAAACCGACTTGGAGCTTATCGCCGTCGACGGCCTGCCCGTAGCCAACGCCGAAGCCCCCGAAGCGGAAGAAGCCCCCAGCGAAGAGATGGGCTTCGACGAAGCCATTCGCTCTGGGATGATGGAGGGTTAATCCCGTGATCGCCGACACGGAGCGTCTCATCGACGGCTTCCGCGGCCTTCCGGCGGGGATGGACGGCTCGAAGGAGCCGCCCCAGACACCAAGCGAAGCCGCTTGGTATGCGACCAATGTGACCTTTCGCGGCGGCAACGGGCCGCGCACACGCCCCGGTTTCCGTGAGATTCCGTCAACCTTTTGGCGTAACCCGAAGCCGCGCCGCACGGTCAGTTCCCTTTCATTGTCGGGAACCTTGGCGACCGCGACATCGAATGGCCACGGATACACCACCGGGGATTGGGTAACGATCGCAGGCTCCTCGGTTGCCGGAGCCAACGGCAGTTTTCGCATCACGGTAACGGGAACAAACACGTTCACTTATGCTACGACGGCGACTGGAACCGTGACTGGAACGGTGACGGCGTTTCGAGATGTCGATTACACCTACAACCAAGATTTCGTAGACAGTAAGACAAGCCGAGACAGATATATCACCTACATCCGTGGGGCCACCTATGTCCAAGGATCCTTTGTTTACCAGGATACGCGAGAAGGAAATACGACGCAGCTTATTATGGCGGTCGATGGCTTCATCCTTGCTCTGAACTTCAACAACTCGTCCTGCTACCTCTTAAACCTGAACGACCGGATCTCGGTCGACGTTCCAGTTTACATGGTGCAGGCCGAGAAATATCTCATCATCCAGAGCGGTAAAGACGAACCCCGTGTCTACGATGGATACACCCTCCGCCGGGCGAGCCACTACAACGCGATAAACAGCTTACCTATCGGTAAGCAGATGGCTTATGGGCAGGGTCGACTCTTTGTCGCGATCAATGAAGGCTCTGAAATCACGGCTGGGGATCTAGTCTTCAGCGGGATAACGACAGAGGCAAAGATCGTCGGCAATACAGTCGCCACATCCACAGAAATAACAACCGCGACAGACCACAACTTTACGACCGGTGATTTAGTCACGATTGCCGACAACACTTCGATTGTTCCGTCGACCTACGTCGTAACCGTTACGGCGGCAAAAACTTTCACAATCCCCGTGAATGTCGGCACCGCCGGAACCGGAGGAACAGCGACAAAGTTCGTCGCCGGACAAGATAGCGATGTCCTCAGATTCTCCGAAACAACATTTCTCAATGAGGGTGGAAATCTGGCACCGAGCGGAAAGATCGGGAGGATTACAGGCTTGGCTTTTTTACCAGTGCAAGACACAGCCACGGGGCAGGGTGATCTGATCGCCTTCTGTGAGCGGGGTGCGGTGACCTTCCAAGTCTCGGCCCCTCGCGACCAATGGAAAAACACCGAGGCTTTTCAGCGTATTCTTTTCGACAACATCGGTGCGACGAGCGAGAGCATCCTTTCCGTCAATGGCGATTTATTTTTCCGAAGCCGTGAGGGCAATGGCATCCGCACCTACCGCAACGCCAGGGCAGAAGCAGGCAACTACGGCCAGACGCCGATCTCTGCCGAGATCGATCCGGTGTTGCGTCAAGACACCCAATGGATGCTCGATCAAGTGAGTTTGGCCTACTTTGACAACCGGCTTTTGATGACTTGTCTGCCTAAACAGTTCCCACGAAGGGCGACGGACCAGACTCAGGCCGACACCTTTGCCGCGCAACCGATCCCGACGATTTACGAGGGGATTGCGGTCTTAGACTTCAATTCTTCCTCGGTCGGTCGCGGTAAAACTGCCGCGGTCTTCGACGGAGTGTGGACGGGTATCCGCATTCTCAAGCTGGTCCAGGGAACTTTCGACGGTGACCCGCGTTGCTTTGCCGTCTGTTTCCATGAGGATGATACGGGTCGTCGGATCGAACTCTGGGAAATCACCAAGAACGACGAATACGACACTCCAGTCGAAGGTAAACGACGGATCACCGCCGGCATCGTGACCAAGGCGTTTAACTTCAGAGACGAGATGAGCCTGAAAAAACTGATCCGCTGCGACCTTTGGTTCGATGATTTGGGGGGAGGATCAGATTATCCGTTTGAGTGCGAACTAGCTTACCGGCCTGACGACTACCCGAATTTCACGACTTGGGAGAACTTCGAGCGGGAGTTTGAGACGGAGTTCTACATCCCGTCTTACGTCACGACACCAGCCGAGCCTTTCAACATAGAGCGAGGATACGCGCCCCAAGTCCGGTTCCCTACGCCCCCTCTGACCGCGAACATCGCGACAAATGTCCCAGCCTACTTGGGGCATGATTTTACGCTGCGGATCAACTGGACAGGGCGTGCCCACCTTGGGCGGCTCATGCTTCATGGCCAGCGGCTTACTGAAGCGGTCAACGGAGGATCACTATAATGGCCGTTTTGCAGACAGTTCCCACGATCGACATTGATCTCTCTCCGGAGATGGATTCTTGGAGTTCGCCTCCTGCGGGATATGAACTTCTGATTTCTAGGGTAAATACGAGTTCCACATCCAACAGTATAGGGACTGGCTCCAAGACATTTACTTTGGCGGCGAGCGGAAACCAAGAATGGGTGGCGAGCGGGTCGGTCACTGTGACATCGACAGCCAATAGCGCCAACACCATGACCGGAACGGTGACGAGCTATAACTCAGGAACCCAAGCCCTTGTCATTAATGTGACTTCGGTCACTGGGAGCGGGACAGTTGCTTCCTGGACTTTGGAGGATTTGACCAGCCCCTTTACCCTTTCACTCGATGGCACCTACGATTTGCTGATCGAGTAATAACCCTGTAAAATAAGACAATGCCTTATACTTCTAATAAAAAGCCCGGGGGCTTGGATGCCGCTTCCTCGGTAGGAAATGATACGATAGTTATCGAGCAGAGCGGTTCAGTGCTCAAGGCCACGGTTTCCCAGCTTGAGGACCGCGTTTTCGGATCCAAGACAGCCGTGACCTCACCGGACGGGAGCGAGGCCGTAGTTGTCCGCACCTCCGGTAACCTTATTCGGCAGGTGGCCCTCTCCAACATCGTCCCAGCTTTGAATATCACGGACGCCAAGGTGGCGGCGGGCGCTGCAATCGTCGGGAGTAAAATCAACCCAAATTTCGGTAGCCAGACTGTTCAGACGACCGGACAAGTGTCGACTGGGTCTTTGGCGGTATCGGGTAACACGACAATGGGAGGAACCTTGGTTGTGACTGGTGCTTTGACTGCCAACGGCGGCATCAATGCCACGATTACTGGGACATCATCTTCAGCCAATCAGCTTACCACGGCGCGTAATATTGCTGCGACTACAGATGTGGCTTGGAACGTCAACTTCAATGGAAGCGCCGACGTTACCGCCGCGGCTACGATTCAACCCAATGTCGTGACCGACGCCAAGTTGAGGACTGGGGGAGCGTGTTCGGTCGTCGGAAGAAGCGCCAACTCCACTGGAAACGTCGCTGACATCGCCGCATCCGCAGACAATCAAGTGCTACGCAGGGTTTCTGGTGCTCTTGGTTTTGGCACCATACCTACGGACTGCATCGCAGATGATGCTGTTACATTTGCCAAGATGCAAAACTCTGCTGTAGCGGGGCTCTCGGTTGTTGGGCGGGGTGCGGCAACGGGCGGCGACTTTGCAGAAATCAACGCGGCAACAGACGCCCACGTCCTTCGTAGGAGCGGAAGTTCCCTCGCGTTCGGACAAGTCGCGACAGGAGGTATCGCCGATAGCGCGATCACTTTGGCCAAACTCGCTGCCGCTGTAGCTAATGCTTTGATTCCGGTTGGGACAATCTCAACCCTTGCCCGTAACACGGCACCGACAGGGTGGCTTGCCGCTAACGGTGGCACGTTTGGGTCGGCATCTAGCGGAGCAACAAGTGCGTCTGCCGACTACGAGGCGCTATTCACTTTGTTATGGGGCAATGGGTGGACGGATGCGAACCTCCCTATTCTTACAAGCGCCGGAGCCGCCAGCACCAGAGGATTGAGCGCGGCAGCAGACTGGGCGGCAAACAAGCGTCTCACATTACCTAATCTGCAAGGTATCTTTGTGCGTGGCAGTGACTCGCAGACAATTAGCGGAACAACTTACAGCGGCACTTTTGCTGGGAAACAGACGGATGCAGTCATTGCTCATACTCACAGTGGAACCACTAATGTCGATTTTCCAGATCACGCGCATAGTTACCAACGCCCTGGTTTCGCCGCTGCGCGAGGGTCGGGTGGGGTGGGTGCCGCAGTAAGCGAATTCTCCACTTTCACTGGCGGAGCTAATGCTCGCCACCAACACGAATTTGCTACTAGTAGTCAGTCACCCGCGGGAGCCGACGAAACCCGCCCCGCGAACATCGCCCTGCTTTACTGCATCAAATTCTAAAATCTCATGGCCCTCATCCCAGGAACCCTCCCGAACGGAACCAAGTATCCCAACGACCCGCAGTCGTTGCTTGATACGTTTGCTTCCTATCTCACGGCACCCGAGGTTAAAAAGAATTACCCGACGGTCACCGTAGCGACTCCGGCCAGCGCGGGGACAATCACGTTCAACGCAGGTGGGCAGGACGAACTTATCTATCTAGATATTGGCGCGGCGATTACTGGACTGGTTGTTAATTTTCCATCTGATGGCAACAGCGTGATCGGGCAGACCGTTTCGGTATTTTCCCGTAGTGCGGTCAACGCGACCGTGACTTATCCGATTGGAACTGAAGTTCCTACCGCACCCACCGCACTCGTTGCTGGCATCTTGTATTCTTGGACGAAAGTTCAGGCGAGCACATGGGCCGGATGGCGTTCCGTAGCATACTAACCGATGCCAGTCGCCTACACAGCCGCACGCACCGCACTTGCGCCCTACGTCGACAATGGCGTAGCGGCGACCGATACCTCGCGCATTGACTCGCGGATCGACGAGGCGCAGCGACGGCTGGCCGACCACTACAACTTCCTCTCCCGCAGGGAAGAGAGCGCCCGAACCGCGCTGACGTGGCAAGCCGGGGGCACGACCGGAAATCCGGCAACGGCTGATCTCATCGTCGACAATATCGATGCGACCAAGAACATGATCTTGTCGCTGTGGCGTGAGGAAAACAACCAGTTGGATCTGGCCACGGCATTGGAGACCAAGGCGTATTCCTACATCGAGCGCAATATCGTCAATGACGTTGAACGCGAGCGGCGGACCGCATTCGAGACTTTGGCGGCAACCAGCCAGAATACCTTCGGGGGTTTGTCCGGCCGTCTCGGGTTGGAGACGCTCGTCCAATACAGGCTTCCAGAAAGCCGACTCAAGAGCTTCATCAACCAAGCCTACCAGCAGGCGATCGATCACCATAACTTCATCAGTCGTCGGGAAGATAAATCACGGACGCCACTGACTTTTACCGCTTTGTCGGTGAACTCCGACGCTTTCAACGCGCTTCTTCCGGTCGAAGTCGTCCGGCTTCTGGCTCTGGCTTTGATCGTTACTGATAGCGGGGGAGACGGCGGTGGCCTGAAATCCCAAGCCTTCGAACTTATCGACCGCAACGTAACGACTTTAGTTGAGCAGACTCGCCGTGATACCGCGGGGGAAGAGGGTCGGCTGCACAATGAACTTCCTGAAGGTGTGCGCGTGGCGACTGCCCGGCTGACTCAATACTTGACCCAAGCGGCGACCGATGCTTCCACGCACTACGACTTTCTCGCCAGACGTGAAGACTACTCGTCCGGATCAAAGCCCGCTACTTTCCCATTCGAGATCCGAAAGAAGTTGGTTGAATCTTATATCGCCACGACGAGCGGGGTGGTCGATGTAGCCACAGCAATCAAGCAAGAAGCGTTTTCCCTGATCGAGCGTGACTTGATGACCAATGTCGAAGCCGCTCGGAGAGCAACTGGAGGTGAAGCCGGGCAGCTTCACAACGAACTCCCCGAAGGTGTGCGGGTGTCCACGACGCGCATAAACACGTATTTGGCGCAAGCGGCAACGGAAGCCGGTTTGCACTGGGATTTCTTGGCCCGCCGGGAAGATTACTCCAGCGGAACCAAGCCAAACCCTTTCTCTTACGAGGTCCGCAAGCTCTTGGTTGAATCTTATGTAGCCACGGCCAATGCGGCATTGGAGGTGGCAGCGGCTAAGAAGAACGAATCTTTCCAAATCATCGAGCGTGATCTAATGCAGGGTGTTGAGAGCGTGCGGAGACAAGCGGCTGGAACGGAAGGTCGTCTCCATAATGAGTTGCCGGGTGGGCTACAGATTCCCACCACGCGGCTGACCACTTATCTAACCCAAGCGGCCACGGAAGCGGGTGTCCATTGGGATTTCTTGGCCCGCCGGGAGGATTACTCCTCGGGCGTGAAGCCCAATCCGTTCCCCTACGAAGTGCTCAAGTCGTTGGTTGAATCCTATGTCGCGACGGCCAACGCCGCTCCGGATGTGGCAGCATCACTCAAGCAAGAGGCATTTACCACGATCGAGCGCGACTTGATGCAGAACGTCGAAGCCGCCCGTCGTGCCACGGCCGGAGAAGCGGGGCGCTTGCACAATGAACTGCCCGAGGGTGTGCGGATCGCCACGGCCCGTATCAACGAGTATCTGAGCCAAGCCGCCGCCGAGGCTGGCGCTCACTGGGACTTCTTGGCCCGTCGTGAGAACTATTCGAGCGGAACCAAACCAAATCCTTTTACCTATGAAGTGCGGAAAAAGTTCGTGGAAAGCTATGTCGCGACCGGGGCTGGTCAAATCGAAGCCGCGTCGGCGCTCAAAGCCGAAGGCCAAGCGTTGATCGAGCGCGACCTGATGACCGAAGTCGAAGCGGCCCGTCGGGCTGCGGCGGGCGACGAGGGCAAGCTGCACAATGAACTACCCAACGGGGTCACGATCCCGACTAATCGTTTGACCACCTATCTGTCCCAGGCTTCGACCGAGATCGGGGCGCAGCAAGACTTCCTCCAACGCCGCGAGGATTACAACGGTTCCGCGCCGACGCCGACCTACGAGCAGAGGAAGATCTTGGTCGAAAGCTATCTGGCGACTTCGGCGGGACAGCCGGATGTGGCGACCGCGCTCAAGCAGCAAGCCCTGGCTGCGGTCGAACGCGATGTGATGACTGCGATCGAAGCCGCCCGGCGCTCGACCCGTGAAGCGTTGCTCGCTTCGGCTAATGACAGCTTCGGCTACCACTGGGGCCGGATCGGGCTGGAGCTTCCCGAGGCTTACCGACTCTCGGACTCCGCCGTGAAGCGCATGGTCAACGCGGCCGAGGAGCAACTGATGTTTGCCGGTAAGTGGGTTGGCACCGTGGCCGAGTATACCCTTTCGGTCTCTACCACAGGTGAGTTTTTCCTCCCCCGTGAGGTCGAGACGATTCTCTACATGTCTTTCGACGGCGATCCCAAGCCCGTGCATGATCGGCTCAATGAGTGGATTCGTGGTGGCACGGGCTACCGCGAGACGGACGACAAGTGGCGTGAAGGCGCGGTCGACCGCGGCGAGGCGATTGATCCGGCCGATGGGTTCCTCAAGCGGAAGTATTGGATTACGCTACCGAACGTGGTTCCGGTAGTTCGGATCTTGGCCAAACGCCGCTTCGTCCCCCATACCACGGACGCCGAAAAGATGTATCTGCGTAACTACCAAGCGATCTACGAGGCGACCAAGGGGATTCTCCTGGGCGGCGAGCAAATCACCCCCCACATTGAAAAGGCCAAGGAGATGCTGGCTGGCCAGATCGCCCAACAAAACTTTTCCGGAAACCGCGGAGCCGCCCACACCCGTCGCGTTTACCAGTTTCGGTGATATAGTAATAACCGCATAATGGCTGACCAACTGACAGAAACCAAGACTGTGACTCCTTTGGATGTGCTGGAAAAGACCATGTTCCAGTTCCCCCAAGTTGACTGTCCGTTGGTGCACCGCTTTACCGACGGTATGTATATCCGCGAGATCTTCATGCCAGGCGGGACAGCGGTGACCACGTTGCGGCACAAAACGAACCACCCGTTTGTCATCACCAAGGGGAAAGTCTCAGTCTGGAATGATGGTGAGGTGGAAGAGTTAAAAGCTCCCTACGTCGGAATTACCAATCCTGGAACTCGGCGTCTCATCATTGTCCACGAAGACACCGTCTGGATCACGTTTCATGTCACGGATAAAACCGATCCGGACGAAATTGCGGAAATCATCTGCGAGATTGATGTGAATCCGATGCTTGATGAAGAAGATCACCGCAGAGCCATGTGGCGCAAAGAGCAACGCGGAGAGATCGCCCGTCCAGAAGAAATCGGACAGCTTATGGAGGCAAGTTTATGAGTCTTGGACTTAGCGCAACAAGTGCGGCGATTTTAGGTGGTGCGTCCGTTCTATCGGCCGGTATCGGAGCGGCCGGTGCTTCGGGTATGTTTGGTGGAGGCGGTAGCGGCAGCGCAACACCAGTCCCACTTACCCGGTTGCGTAAGATCGCAAACCAGAACGTCAATAGGATCAGAAACGAAGCAAACACCGTATTGCTGCCGCAGATCAAAAGACTGTCCGACGACCTGATTCAGAAGACTGACGAACTGGTCGCCGACGGTGGTCGACAACTTAATGACGAAGAGAAAGCGTTGTTGGATCGCTTGAAAGCGAACGACACTGCCCTGACCGAACTTCAAGACAGCGAAGATGCTCTCTTGAAAGAAGACCTCGACGCGCTTACCAACGATCTGAAACAGGGCATGGCGCTTTTGGACGCCACCGACAGGGAAGAATTCAATACTGCTCTAAGTTCGTTCAACGAACGGGCGGCGGAACTGACGGGCGATTATGATGAACGGGCCTCGGGAGTTACCCGAGAAGCGGACACGGAATCACTTGATACGATCAACCGCTTCAACGCGGATAGTCTCAGCCTCGGGGATCGTTTTGCCGAACAGACGAACCAAGCCCTCGGGAAATTCGAATCCTTTATTTCGGCGGACAACGCTTCGCAAACCTTAGACACACTGACCCAAAGCATCTTCGACACCCGCCAAAAACTAATTGCCCAAGCCGACCCCCGAGCCAAAGAGCTTGCCGCACTTGTTGACGAAAATGCCTCCGCCATGCTGAGTGGTCGCATCTCGGCCGACATGCAAGCCAACGTGGCGCGGTCGAGTGCAATGCGGGCTTTGCAAGGGGGCTTCGGCGCTTCGGGGCAAATGGGTCGGGGGTTGACCGCCCGTGACTTGGGTCTGACTTCGCTCGACCTCATGCAGCAGGGAACCAAGATGTATGATGACCAGCGTCGACTCAACTACGACACACGGGTCGCCGGCATCGAGAGCATCGCGTTAGGTCAGTTCGGTGAATTGCGGACTGGGCAAGATTCCCTGATGAGGAATTCCCTTGATGCGGCCCAGAGTGATCGAGATCAACGGCAGGATGTTTTCAAGACCTCTTTGGACAGCAACTTGGGGCGAATCGGTGACCGCGCCACCCGTGATCTGGGTATTGCCGGCTCAGTCCTGCAATCGGGACTGGAAACCGGGAGGCTCGGATTCGACGCACGGCGAGACAACATCTCGGAGCGGACAACCCGTAATGCGAACAACCTTACGAATATTTTTGATCGCAACTTTGTCAGTCGTCAGTCCGTCTACGGAGAAAACCTTAATACAGGGCGCTCGATCTACACTACCAATGCCAACGCGGCAGGTAATATTTTCAGCACGAAAGCCGACTCGATTCTTCAAAATACCGGCCAGAGAATCGGCGCGAGAAACAACGCTTTCACTGCCGGAGTAAACGCGCAGAGCCGAGTATTTGATACGATAAGCGGGGCAATCCAAGGTGGGTCCGCTACTTTGGCCGATGCAACAATGGCCAACTGGGCCAACAACAACGCCTGGAATGCTTCAAAGGCTACAACCACACAGAACTTGTGGGGCAGTGCCATCAACTCGGGGATGACCGCGTTTGGAAATCTGGCCAGTAGTGTCGTTAATCGAAAGGCGAGTAACCCCTATGGGTTTAATAATTTCGACAGCGGGTCAGGGACAGGAGCATAATTATGGCTGAATCTTGGCTCAGAAGTTATCCCATCGCAGCCCCGGACCCCGTTCCGTGGGGTTGGAACCCTGCTGCTACGTTTCAGACCGCGTTTAATGATGCACAAGAGGAGAAGCGGGCACAAGAAAAGATGGCTCTGGAAAACGAGCTTGCTCAAATCTTGCTCCCGCAGAAACGAGCCGAGGCTGAGTTTAATCTCAAGAAACTTGCTTACGACACCGAGCGTCTGACGCTCGTCAATAAACTTCAAACTGAAGACATCGAGGAGCGCCGTCGCCTACTGAGATCTGGTGGGAGTGGGCAAGGTGGTGGTGGGGGTAACAATGCTCCGGCTACCAATGCACAGCAGCCTCCGGCTCAACCGCGTTTCCGGCCGTTTGGGACTTCAGCACCTCAAACCAGTCAAGAGGAGATGGTGACCATCTAAAGCTATGGATGATCTCAAACAATTTATCTATTCGCAGCCGAATCCTCGCACGGGGAAAAACTATGCCCCAGGGGAGCAAATCCCGAAGAGTGAGTATGCCGCCCTTACCGCAAAGTTTGAGGGCGCTTCGGCTCCTGCGGCGGATATGTCCAGCTTCACAGGAAGTAAGCCGAATCCGCTGACGAATCTACCCGAAGCCCCAGCCTACGAACCCCAAACCTTGAGCCTGACCGAGCAGGAAATGCAACCGACCCTGGTGTCGGAAAATCCAGTCGTTCGTTTTGCGGAGAGTCAGCCTGAACCCCAAGCGCAAGCACAACAGGCTCCGGCCGCACAAGCTGCCCCGCAAGATGACTTCTACAACTGGACCACGAATACCTACAAAGAAGATCTGCAAAGGTATAAGGGCGACTTGGCCGCACTGACTGAGGAACTCAACCAAGGGCGGATCAAGACACCGCAGTTTCTCTCACGGAAAAAGCTGTTGGAGAGTGAGTTCAGCCCGGTGATCGCCAGCGCCATCCCGAATTTCGATTCACAGCAGCAAGCTCTTTTCAAACAACTGACGGATGCCGGAGTCGCTTCTGAAGATGCCGTCTTCCAAGTCGGCTCGATGCGGCGTGCCAACACCGGAGCAAGCGTTGATCCCAAGGTTTTGGACGATCAACTTAACCAGTCGAGCTATCGCTTGGCACAACTCACCGAAAAAGGCTTTGAGGAAGCCTCGCCCGAGGTTCAGAACGAAAAGGCGATCTACCAAGGGCTGCAAGAACAACGCTTGGGTCGCCAAAAAACTTCCTCGCTAAACAAACTTTATGAGAACACGGCTGATCTCAAGGCCCTTGAAATGTCGTTCAAAGGCGGTGAGATCAATGAAGAGACTTACAACACCAAGAAACTGGAACTCAGCCAAGTCCGCCCTGAGATCCGCAGAGCCGCACTGACCGAAGACCCTTCGAGAATCATCGACACCAGTGTCTTCGAGACCGACCCCAAGACAGGAGCCTTCACGTTGAAGGGTAGGGAGGATCTCGCCGCCGCATTAGAGCCCTACAAGGGCAGTGTTGTTGGCATCTCGGGCAAGTTCAAAGGCAGTGAGACTTTAGTGCCAAAAGTTGTGACGCCTGCATATATAAAGAGCGTGCTCGATGGGAAAGATGTGGCACCTCGTGAAGAGACGCCCCAAGCGCCAGCACCCGAAAGCGCCGTGAGTGCCGCCCGAGCGTTGAAGAAAGTTGGCTGGGCCACGGACTTCGTCGGAGATCCAAGCATGGTTGCAGCCAATGTTGTCCGACGGTATGCCGTCGATCCCGTCGCTAAAAGCGCGGTGCCTTGGGTCACGGGCTTTGTCAGCGAACTTCTGAAAAAAGAAGAAGAGGAGGAATAGGGCTGGCGCTGACCCAGTCGTCCTTTGGCCGGCTCTGTTTTACGGCTATATTAAGCGATGATTTCGGACGAGGAATTCAACTGGCTGGTCAACGAAGCTGGAGTCGACACGGAAGAGGAAACTCTGACTCGACCAAGCCTGACTCTGCAAAGTCGTCCAGAGGATTTCAGTGACGTAGAAGCTGTTGAGCCCGAACCGGAACAAGAGTTGTCCGATGATATTTGGGCGCAACTTGGGATCGGCGAAGATGAGTTGATGGATTACCGTCCGGAGCGCACCCTTCGCGAAGAGTTCTCGACCGGCCTAGATCGCGGTGTCGACCAGACCCAAGGTCTCGGCTACGGGTTGGTCGGGCTCATGGGGCAGGCACTCGGGGTGGAGGGAATCGAGGAGTTCGGGCTGGATAATTACGTCCGCAAGATGGAGGAGGCGGCACAGAACCAAGCTACGGTGCAGGATCCCTTCGAGGAGATCGAGGGGGCAGGGGATGCGGCGACCTACGCGGCAGGGCTCTTGGGTGAGCAGATTCCGCAGTTGCTCGCTTCAGCGGTCGGTGGCGGCATCGGCGGTTTCGTCGGTAAGACCTTGGCCAAGCGGATCGTGGCCAATGAAGTCGGTAAGCGGGTGGCGGCAGGGATGGCCGGACGGGAGTTTGCCAACAAAGCGGCAGAGATTACGGCTCGTGGTGAGGTAACCAAACAAGCAGCCAAAGAGGTCGCCGAGCAGGTGGCCCAAGGTGCGCTCATGCGGGAAGGGCAAGCCGCAGCCCGCGGTGGTATCGCGGGTGCTTACCTCGCCAACTTTGGCCAGATCGCGGGAGGGAGCTTCGGGCAGATCGCGCAAGAGACGGGTGAAGGGGATGCCTTGGCGGCGGCAGCTTTTGCAGTGCCAGGAGCGGCACTCGATACTTTGGGTGAGGTCTTCATTGCCGGAAAATTTCTCAAACCTTTCACCAAGGCGGGACGGGCGGCAGCAGAGGGTGTCGATACGGCGACGGGTATCTCGTTCCCGGGCCGTGTGGCCCGAAGCGTGGGCGTTGGTCTTCCTGCTGCGGCAACCTTGGAAGGTGGCACCGAGTATGTGCAGACCGGATTGGAGCAAGCCGCTCTCGGTGCAGCCGATCCGAATCGGACGATCGAAGAAACTGTCCTGAATCCCGAAGCCGAACGTGAACGTAGGATCGCTGCGGCGGCGGGTGCCGTGGTCGGTGGCGGTCTCGGTGGCGCGGGCAGTGTTGTCGAAGCACTGGCCCCGCAGACGGCGGAGAAGTTGCGGCAGTTGCCTCCTCGTCAGGCAGATCAGGCTCCGGCTGAACCTGGTGCTGCTTTACCTGGACAGTGGTCGCAGCCCGTCGATGTCGGCGGAATCACCATGCGTAAGAGTGCCTCGGGTATCTGGGCGGCGATCAATCCTCCGGACGATCTGGACCCCGCGGCCCCGCGCAATACGCTTGAAGACGGATCGAATGTCGTGGTGCTGCGTAGTGCAGCGGGCGAGCAGAACGCTTGGCTTATTGAGGAAGCGGAGAGTGCCTTAAACGAAGTTTCTGAAGGGCAGACCACCGATGATTTAGCTGGTGAGGAAACAAATCAAATCGCCGATGACGAAGATGAGTTAGGTGAGGATGCGGAGCTTCAAGAAGTCCGTGAGGGGTTGGCCATCGGTGAAAAGCCCCAGCGCCGAGATCTTGGTATGGGTCAGCCGATAAAGTCCGCCGAAGAATCGGCGCGGGCCATCGACGACATTTATACTGAAGCTGAAAGGACGGGACAAAGTCCATTCGGTGCATTGTTCCAGCGCAAGCGGGCCGATGCAGAAAACTCCCGCGAAAGAAAAATCAACGAGCGGATGCTTCAGTGGGGTCGCATCATTGCCCGTAAACCCGACGAAACAAAACAATTCGTTGACGGTCTTAACCCCGGCGATCGGGTCAGTATTGTCTCTGGAGATATTGGCGACGACAACTTTTCCGAAACCACGGGGGTATTTGTAAAGCGCCGGCCGAGCGGCAATGCCGTGTTCAAAGTGGCAAGGCTCTCTCCACGCTCGGCGGAAGCGAGCGCAGAACAAAGGGCACGCGGCGAAACATTAGTCGGTCGCGTGCAGCGGATCGATATAACCCCTGATAAATTCAATCGCATCAGCTTGGCCCCACCGCCGGAGTCGCGACCGTTGGTCAGTCCGTTCGAAGAGACGATGCGTGAATTGCTCGGAACGAATCCCGACAAGCGTTCCGCTGGGCAAGCTCTGGGATCTCCGTTTACGGGGGCAGGGGCTCCGCAAGAAACAACGATCAGCAACCGGATGGGCAGCGGGCCGATCCCCGTTCTGGTGAGATGGTTCAACAAAAAGGGTGAGAAGGGCACAGTCATTCCGACATTCAAAGGCAAGTTCACAAACTCGCCACTGACGACGGTATTCCAGATGAACGAAGGTCTTGGCGTCGAGGTGCCGGATGACCAGTTGGCCGACCTTAGTCCGGACATTCAAGTTGAACCGGTCAGCAATAAGAAAGGTGGTCGTAAAAACATTGTGACCGCGGTCAATCTCTGGGGCCGCACTTACCGCCGCGGTAAAACACCTGATGATTTTTCAGTCGACCTTCCATTGACTTCTCGCGGTGGTAAATCGAAGAGGCGTGGATTGTGGCTTTTCGATGAAATCTATCGCAACGCGCCCGAACGCATAGCGATGAGCGAAGCCGGTAGACAAGCGGCTGAAACGCGCCAAGGTGGGCCACTTGAAGAACAACTACGCCGTGTGGCCGGTAACATCGCCAAGCTCGATGCGGTGGAGAACATGTTCTACCAAGACGACTTCCAGAGGGCGACCGACTTCTTGGAGGACTCCAATCTTCCGGAAAATGAAAAGCGTTTGGCACAGCAAATGGCGCAAGACAAAGTCGTTTTGGCCTACGAAAAAGCTGCCCGCACCAGCCGGGGAGCACCGTTTCGTGCGGAGGGGCGCGATCAAATTGCCAAGCGGTTGACAGAGATCTTGGCTGAACTTCGGGCTGAAGAACTGGCGCAGGCCAAAGACAAAGCTCTCTCCTCGATCTATGGCGACGTGCGCGGCTCGAAGGAAATCCGGTCGGCCCAGACGCGGGTCAATCGCCTAACCGGAAAAGCTCTCGGCAGCGTGCGGCAACAAAGTCCCGAGCGTTCGCTGGAGAAACTCGGCGCTTCGCAGCGTAATCTGGCTAAGACACCGAACGAGGTGCAGAAGCAAGCCTTTGATGACTTGGAAAACTTCTTGGAGGGTCAGGCGCTTGCCGGAAAATCCCGCGAGGACATCGAGAAGCAAATCCTCGGCCGCATTGAAAAGGGCACATCGGGAATGCTCAACAAGGCCAAGACAATCCTCGAAAAAGAATTTACGGAAGGGCTCAAAGGTAACGCAAAAGGCGATGTCGTTCGCGCTATCAACCAAGTAGCCGACCGTTACCGCCGTCTTGGGCGGTTCAATCCAATCGGTATTGCGACCCGTGCAGCCTTCTCGGCCAAGCGGACGATCCGCCGCCAAGAGAGCAATGATCCTACGGTCAATATGACCGACCGAGAGGCTGAACAATCTGCGACTCGCCAAACCCCCGTCGACACCGAGACGCGGCAAGCCGCGGTGACTGGGGAATTAGAGCGGGTGCCAGAGACGCGGGAAGCCGAAGTCGGGCAAGTTGAACTTCCGGAAGACGATAACCAACAGACAGAGGAAGGTGCCGTCGCCGCTTCCGAAGAGGGTGATGTCCAAGACGCATTGGAGCAAGGCCGCGACCGCCTTCTTCAGATCAATGACGACGATCTGGACCTCGTTCTCAGGAATAGAGCCCTACTTCAAGATGAACGCGGAAGGGCTCTTCGTGGTCAAAAGAGCAGCCTCAATGCGGCTCAACGTAGACGAGCCCGTGAAATTGAACGATTTATATCAGGAGAACTAAACTATGAAGACATCTACCCCAACGCCCCAAGAGGAGGAGGAGACACCGCCGTCACCGATGGTGCTGTCGCTGCTGGCCGGACGAGCCCTGGAGAAGTATTATCCGGAGCTTCTCAATCAGTTGCCCGCGGAGGTGCAGGACCGCGTGGTCAGCGGAGATCAGACCGTGTGGGCGGACTTAATCAAGGAGCAGCCGGAACTGTTCAGGGAAGCCCCGTTCAGCGCGATGGAGGATCTGGCGTTCCAGCACCTCTTGACCCCCAAGCCGTCCGCGCAAGAGCCCGAGCTACTACCCGACGATTCGTCCAGTCCTTTGCCCGCCTAACCGACGCGGAGCTAACTGCGCTTTCCGATGCCGAGCTTGATCGCGCCAGGCAAGCCATCCTCAATGAACGCGACCCAGCCGAGGCGCTGGCCAATCGCGTAGCGATCGGATCCACGGCGGCATCCGTCGCCGACTTGGCGCGGCGTTCGGGTTTGGATCTGCTGCGTGGAGCGGCGGCTGAACTGGCCACCGAGCAAGCCAACCGAGACGCAGTTAACACGGCCCGTGAAAATCTCGGGGCGTTGCTGAAGAGTGGCGCATTTGCTGACGCCAACACGTTTTTAGATCGTGTAGCGGCGACTGGGTCGATGCCGCGGGACATCGTCCTCCGTGCGCGGGAGTTCTTAAAGCTCGCTCGGCCTGAGATTAACCTGGACCCGAGACTTAGAAGGGGAGCCCGTAGAATTGATTTCAACAACGTCGGTATCCAGATCGGACGCTTCGGGCCGGATACCTCATGGGCCGGACTAACCACGGGAGGTAGTGGCGGCTACAACATCACAATCAATTTGGATGCCGTGCACGACCGCGACAGCGTGGTCAACACGATGCTGCACGAGCTTCAGCATGTTGTCCTCAAGGAGAAAGTCGCCCGCCGCATTCCACTCAACCGAGTCGAGCAGGAGGCGCTTGATCGATTGGAGGGTATCCGCCGTGACGTGGTGATCCGTGCCGCCCGCTCTCGTGGATTGACGGTGCCGGACCGACCCACTGATGTCGACGTGGCCAATCTCTCCGAGGAACTTTACCGACAGGCGTTGCCGGATGTGGAGAACGGTGATCGGTCTTTAGCCTCTTTACGCAACTTGGAGGAATTCGTCGTCGAGGTATCGAGCAATCCAGAACTGGCCGACCTCATGGTGCGGCTCGGATTCGGCGAAGGCAGAGGTAGGGTCACTATGCTCGGGGCTTTGAAGAATGCTTGGGACTCCTTGGTTCAATTCATCACCGGGGTCAAAGCCGATCCCAATTCCCCGCTGGCCAAAGCCTTCAAAGATTCTTGGGTGGTCACCTTCGCCAATGCCGGAGCCGACCTTAACTTGGGTGAATACACGATCCCTGAAGTCCGCCGCACGGCAATGGCCGACGAATTAGCCAAGTTGGCTGAAATCCGCGCCTTCATTGATGCACGTATCGAGGAGCAAAACTTGGCCGGCACGACCGAGGAGCGGAATCGTTTATTGGCCGAGTGGAGCAAGATGAACTCCACCCCAGCCGTCGCTGCCGCCCGCAAGGCTCGCCGCAAAACCGAACGTAGACAAAAAGCCGCTGAAAAGCAGCCAGAAGCTCCGGCGCAAAATGTCGTAGAACCTCAAGCTGCTGCCGCGCCCGCTCCAGCGCCCCAAGAAACTACCGAGGCAAAAACACCGCAAAAAAGAATCAAGCGCCAGAAAACTAAAGAGCCAAAGGATTTGGCCCCCAAAGCGCCAAAGCAGCCTGAAAAGAAAACGAAGAAAAAAGAGGAAGGCGTCGAACAAAGCAAAGAACTCGAAGAGCAAGACGGCTTTGGACTTGATTGGTCAGCATGGAGAGAAGCAAACACCCGCCGCGGATTCAAGCGCGTCAAAACAGCCAGGCTTCCGATGGGACATTCTTTCTGGAAGCTGTGGAAAAGCGAAAAGGAATGGCTTCGCGCTTCAGGCTACTCACTAAAGAAACGCGACAGAAACCAATGGGAGGTGAACAAATGGGAGCAAGGCGACAGCGTAGTTCTCCCCAAAGAGAGCGACATCCCTGACTCGGCTTTTACTGATACCGTCTCGGAGTCGGTCGCTATCCGGAGGACTCCGCAGGAAACAGGCGAAACCCTGCTGCAACTGTCCCGTGACATGGAGCAGAGGTTTTTCTCGTTCCCCCGTGTTCTGTCCGACAGCACTGACTTGGAGACAGTATTGTCTTCCGTAGACAAGACCCGCTTCCGGATCCTCAACACCTCCGACAACTCGATAGCGATCGCCGTAGAAGATCAGATTATTCCAGGGATGCGCGTGGAATACGCCTCGTGGAAAGAGGGCAGCGAAGAGCCTCTCTCGCTTACGGCCGAAGGTGATTCGGTAGTTTTACCAAAAGAGGACGCCATTCCGGAGTCGGCATTTCTTGACCCTGACGATGTGGACATACCTACGGCGGCAATTACCGAACCCTCGACGCGGGGTTTTGAAGTGCTGCGTGTGACCAATGATGGTGTGGAGATCCTCGAAAATGGAAATAACCGAGTCGTCCCGACTGAAGACGTTATCGACTTCAAAAATATCAAAATCAAACGGCTCACCGACACCGACTTTTATGTCGACTCCGGCTCCGGTTCTTTCGGCGGCATTGCCTCCTCTTCTGCCATATATCAAGCGATCTACCAGTGGGCGCTGAACAACGGATTTCGCATCGTTCCCGATCCCCGAGGAACCACCCCTGCTGGAAACTACCGTCGCAACGCCCATCAACTGTCTTCGGCCCTACGTTCCGGCAGCGCAGATCACTTCATTCCGACTAACGACCAACTTTCCCGAGCGTTTCCGATGGCGACGAATCGCCCCGAGAATGTCGCGGCTCGCAGAAACCTATGGAACTCAGCGACAACTGAAGAAAAAATTGCTGCGCTAACTCGCGCCGAAAAAAGTTATGTTGAACAAGTTATCCCGGAACTTGTCTCAATGAGATATGACCCAACTTCCGACAGCTTCATCGACGACAAATCAGGCAAATCCCTCAGTAGAGAACTCGCGGGAGAGAGACTTGCTTCGCTCACTAAGGAAAAGAAAGGACGAGGGGCTTTTGACCCTGAGCGAATCGGAATTCGAACAATGTCTCGCTATAGTGCGGCGAAGGCCGCATCTGAGGGACTTTTCGGACGAGAGTCTGAGGGGGATAATAATCGGCGACCTAATCTAGGTCCTGTAGCCTATTCTGTAGCACGCGGTCGTGTCTGGCGTCCGGTGACCCGCCGCACTCCGACCGGCGGCACGATCACCCAAGGCGGCATGTTCGCCGTCGATGAGCTTCTCGATAAGAAAGCCGGTGACCTCTACCGCTCAAGCCGGATGGCGATCAAGGTCGATGTCGCGACCATCGAAGATCTCTCGCGCCTCTTGGAGCGTCAGATGAAGAAATTCTACAAGGGCCAGACACCGCCAGTTGAAACGATCAACACGGCTCTTGGTAACTTGGACAACCCGTTGACCCCAGAGCAGATCGCCGAGATCGAGCGGATGCGGGCGAACGGGCAGACCAACCAAGCGGCCAAGAAACGCGACCAGTATATCCGCGACAATCGCCGTAACTTTAAGCAGAACAAACAGACGCAAGCCTTGGCCCAGTTGCCGGAGGAACTTGCTGCGACGATCCGCGAGATGTCGGCGCACATCGAATCGCTATCGCGCCGTCTGCCGAATGAGGGCTTGGTCAATGGTGACTTGGCGATCACGGTCGACGAAGCCCTCGGCACTTACCTGAATCGCAGCTACGCGATCTTTGACGATCCGCAGTGGGCCGACCGCGTGCGTAAAGACCCGAAGGTCATGGACGCGGCCCGCAAATACATCAGCAGCAGCTTGGTCAAAGACAAAACAACTGAGCTTATCGCCACTGCCGCCGAGGACGGGCGCACGCTATCCCGTGAGGATGCTTTGGTGATGGCCAATGACTCGGTGACCGAAGATGAAGTGGAGAACCTCCTCGAAGGCTATCTCGCCGTGGGGCAAGAAGCCCCGACCATCGAAGTGCTCTCCGGTCGTATTCCAGGGCAGAAGAATCTCAGCATGTTCTACCAGCGCGGCAACATCGCGCCGGAAATCCAAGCCCTCTGGGGACGCTACGAAGATCCGAAGATCAACTACGCCAAGACCGTGATGAAGCTCTCCAGCGTCATCGCCAACGATAACTTCCTCAAGGAACTGCGCGACATCGGTATTGAAGAGGGCTGGCTCTGGAGTCGTGAGAACAATCCCGACGACACCCGCCACCCTCCGGGCTACGTCCGGATCTCGACCGAGAAGAACCCTTCACTGACACCGCTCGGCGGCATGTATGCCCACCCGATGCTGGCCGAGGGTCTCTTCAAGATGTTCCCCGTCGGAGGTGCCGAAGAGCATTACTGGTGGTTGCGGTCGGCCATGAAGCTGACGGGCATCTCGATGGCGACCAAGACGGTCGGATCGGTGGCGTCCCAGATCCGTAACTACTTGGGTAACTACTTGAACTTGGTGGCGACGGGTAACTTGGGTCTGGGTGATATCGCCCCGGGCAGCGACTTCTGGCAGAGGTTCAAAAATTCTAATGACACCGTCTTGGCCAACACGTTCGGCAAATACCGCAACATGAGCCGTGCCGAGTGGCGGACCAAAATCGACGACTACATTAGCCGCGGCATTGTCGGTGAGTCGATCACCACCGGACTCCTTGAAGATCTCCTCACGGCCAGCCGCCGCGCCGGAAGTCCTGATTGGGGTGACTATGTTTGGAATAAGGTCGGTGAGCCTTTCAAGAAAGTGACCGACTTTGCTGTCCGCACTTACTCCTCCGGTGACGACTGGTTCAAGGTGATGATCTACGAGGCCGAGCAGGACAAATACCGCCAAGCCTATCCCGACTGGGACGATAACAAGGTCAAAGAGAAAGCCGCGGAGATCGCCCGTGACATCCACTGGACCTACTCGCTGGCCCCATCCATCGTGCAGGATCTCAAGAAGTTCCCCTTCATCGCGCCGTTCGTGACCTTCACGAGCGAAGTTATCCGCACCACTTACAATCTGCAAAAGCTGGCCCGCCAAGAAATCATGGAGGGCCGGGCTACGGGCAACAAGGAACTCGAAGCGATCGGCTGGAAGCGTGTCCGTGGTATGACCACGGCAGCTTTTCTTCCCCTCGCGGTGGGTTCCGCTTCGATGGCGATGGCGGGAATCTCCGGGGAGGACGAAGAAGACCTCCGCCGCTTCTTGCCCGACTGGCAGAAGAACAGCCAGCTTCTCCTCTTCCGTAAGGAGAATGGTGAAGTCGACTTCGTCGATGTTAGCTTCCTCGATCCCTACGAGTATTTCAAAAAGCCTCTGTATGCGTTCATGCGTTCGCTGCGTAACGCCGACAGCGCCGACGATATTCTCCTCAAAGGCACGATGGACATGGTGCGCCAGGCTCTCGATCCTTTCACGAGCGAACAGATCTTCTCCGGAGCAATCATGGATGTGATGCGGAACCGCGATGCGGCCGGACGCCAGGTCTACAACCCGCAGGACACCGGAGCGAACATCGGTCTGAGCGTGGCCCGCAAGATTTTCTACGATCCCTTCATCCCCGGCACCGTGAACAGTGTCGAGCGGATCGGTAAAGCCGCCTTCGGAATCGAGAGCGAGACGGGTCGCGCCTATAACCTCTTCAACGAAATCGGCAGCGTAGTGGCTGGTCAGCGTGTCTCCTCGGTCGACGCGCAGCAGGCCCTTCAGTTCAAGTCTTCACGCTTCATGCGCGAGATACGTGATGCTTCGTCCCTCTTCAACCGCGAGTTCACCACCCAAGGCACCCGCTCGGCTGGCGATGTGGTCGATGGCTACGAGCGTTCTAATGCCGCCCGCCGCAGCCTGATCGACTCAATCCGCCGGGACTACCTCGCCGCCATCCGCCTCGGGGTTCCCGTGCAGCGGGCCAAAGCGATCCTCCGCGACGGAGGTCTCGGCGGCGACACCATCAAGATGGTGACCACCGGAATCTACAAACCCTACAACGCGAGCGAGCAGAGCCTCGACTTGGTTCGCGCCCGCGGTAAGAGCGACCGTATCTCGGCCTACAACCAAGCCCGCCGCTCGGCCGCGCCCCGCGAAGTCCTCGCCGATCGATGATAGTAACCGATACCAGCGTGACCCCGCCCGGCGGTTGGCGTTACGTCCAACCGGAAACGGGCTTCGAGTTTGCCGCTTCGACCTTGCGGGAACTGGTCAAGAAGGTGACCTCCCATCGCGAGGCCAATGGCATTGCCGTGGGCGATCCCTCGGCCGACATCCAAGACTTTGTCTGTGCCCAGCTTCCGGTCGGCAGCGAGAGTTGCAGTCACGTCATCGAGGGTGACTACGCACTCAAGACCCACTTCACGATGGAGGATGTTAAGCGTTTCATCCAAGCCGCGGTCTCCGCACTCGCGGGGAGGGGCCTCGTCGATCAGACCGAAGCCGAACGCCGGGCCGCACTCTGTGCCTCATGTCCCCTGAACACAACAGTCAAAGGATGCTGGCGGTGCAAGGGTTTGGCCGAATGGCTCTTCAAGCTGATCGGTGCGCGGACCACGGCACATGCTTCACGGCTCAACCAATGCGGCGTCTGCGGTTGCGCGATCAAGGCGAAGATCTGGTTGCCGCAGGATGTGGCCCAGAAGGTCAGCGAGGGTTACACTTTCCCCTCGTGGTGCTGGCTCAATGACAAACCACTCTCGACGGGAATTGAACCCGTATCGCAGCCTTGAGAGGGCTGTGTCCTAACCGTTAGACGACGAGAGCAGACTAAACCCGATGAAATCACCGGAATCGGTCTGGCACAATAATTTTCGAATCCTCTTGCAGGGGCTCCTCCGGAAGCTCTTCCCCCTTCATCTTCGCGACCTCCCGCTGGAGAGCGCGATTGACCTGGTTGGACAGCGTGACCGAGGAATTGATCGCATTAAGAAGAAGCGACTGCTGGAAAAAGATCTGCTGTAGGAGGGCATCGCCCTCGGACATGCCTTCGTTTTTAGTCTCTTCGATCTTCTTACCGAGGTAAGTCGCCACGGCTTTCAGGCTATGGCTATGGATGGGGGCGTCGATTGGTTGTGTGTTTTCTTCAGTCATAAATTCTTCTCCAAGACGATGCCCCACGAGTAGTCATCGAAGTCGGCCTCGGTCCACACTTCGTCGCGGATGTTGCCGGTCTTGAGCACGCGCTTCTTGAAAGTCTTCAGCGAGTAGTCGGCTTCCTTGTGGGCTTCGTTGATTGGCTGACCCGTGGCCGCGCAGTGGGCCAAGAACCGTTGCTGGTCGGGGGCCAGAATAAGGAGCCGACCGCCCGGCTTGAGCACGCGGAGCCACTCTTTAACCACTGCGACTTGCTCAGTGTAGGTAAAGTCCTCGATCAGGTGCGAAGAGTAGACCCAGTCGAGGGTGTTATTCTTGAAAGGCAGACGGCGGGCGTCACCGCCTAAGTGCTGTGGTGCCGACCCGACCGAGGTGTAAGGCTGCGGCATGTCGAAGCAGATGGCATGGGGGACAAGCGGGTCGCCGCCGTAACCGAGGTCGATGCCATAGCCTTGGGTATGTGGCAGGAACCAAGCACGATACTTACTGGTCTCACTCATATCGTTAATTGTGCTCATAGAATACTCTTCAAAATCTCGACCCGTTGCTCGTCGGAAAGCGCGGGGAGATGGAGGACCATGTCGCCCTGCTGCCAATCGGCCTCGCTTGCGCCTGGATACTCGTAAGCTCCCGGCCAATAGGAATTCATCGTGCGCTGGGAGTGGCACTCCAGCAGCCGATCGTAGGGCGGGTGCATGGTTAGCCAACGGATCGCTGTCTGCTCGGGGTTGATTAGGTTGGCGACCAACTGCCGGCCGTAACCGGAAAGGGCAAAGAAGAACTGGCGGGTGAGAAGGGTGTTGGCAATGAACATGATCCCCGCGTTGGGGCCGTGGACATCACAAGTCAGCGCCACGCCCGTGGTCTTGGGGGGCTTCTTGTCCGGATTGGTCACCGCGGCATCGGCATCGAGCCAACAGACCAAGCGGTGACCGCGCTCCAAGTATTCACGGATCATGGCGACCTTGGCCCAAAGACATCCTTCCTGCGGCACGGTGCGTGCTTCATGGTGCATGGACCATGTCTCGGCGAATTTCGAATGGGTCGGCACGGTCAGGGCTGCGACCTCGGCCATGTTCTCCGAGTAACAAGTGATGACGGCGGGGATCATTTCACCCAACCCTCCGGTATCTCCACATCCCATCCACGCCCCTCCATCGGGTTGCCGTAGATGCGAATGTCCGGTGAGAAGTAGTGTCTAGGCTCTCCGCCGTGCAGCCGGACGATCCAGACCGAGTTGGTGCTAAGTCCGTAGTCCATTGTGGCTAAAGCCTCGCCTTCGCCGTGTGGCGTATGGACAAGCAATGAAGGTTCCCACTTGATGACCATATCAATCCCAATACTTCTGTGATCCGGTCAGCTTCCCGCTCATCATGCGTTCGAGGACAGCCTCGGCATCCCACGCATAGACCCCACCCGCGTAGCATGTCTGCACCCCGAAGAGATCGCTGAACCGCTCACGGTCCAAGCCTGCCCCGTTGATCGCTGCATCCAACTCGGTCCACGGAACATGGTCCATCGGTTCACGCTTCACGTTGCAGCCGATCTGGTGGAGTCGGGGGTATTCGGTTGCGGTCGTCATTGAAGAAAACCCCACGCCCACTTGAGCCCAGCCACGCCCAGAACCAGCGAACCGAGAGCAAACGTGATCGAGAGGATGAAGAAACCAATCACGAAAAACGACCCGAACGCGATCATCGCCGCGTCTTCGACTTGTTCAATGGTCACCATAAATCTTTACAGGCCCAATATCCCGCGGTGGATTTGTCCTTCTTGGCCGCGCAGTTGTGGCGGCTGCGGAAGTTGGCCCGACGTTTCGGGTTCTTGTGCTTGGTGAAGTCCGACATCGAGGAGTCCCCGAAGTGGACGACCTTCGCGGTGCCAGCTTTTTTACCCGGCACGAAGACCGACTTCTTCTTCGCGGCCGGAGTGATGCCCGCCATCTTGCGCGGCTTATACAGCGTGACCTTCTTGCCTTTGTAGGTAGCCATTAGCGGCGTCCTTTCTTGGCGAAACCTCCGCGCTTAGACTTCATCTTTGCGTAGGTCTTGGGGTCGACGGTGGACTTGGACTTCGGACGGGACGTGCCCGCCTTCCGACGTTTGTTGATGTTTTCGTATAGGCTCATAGGAAATACCGGAAGAAGATGACCGTGGCGAAAGCGGCCCAGGCGATCAGCAGAACCAGCGTGATGTCGCGGGGCTCCATCATGCCAATAGCTCCTTGGTCTCTTGATCGTGGCGGTCGATGACCGACTGCACCATCGACTTGGCATCGCCGTAGTTGAAGAGGTCGATCAGACCGACAGCGACCCGGAGGTTGTCGACGATCGAGAGTTCGCGGTCGTAGCTTTCGACGAAGCGGTTCTTCCACGCCTGTGCGCCTTCGCTTTCCTCTTTAGTCAGCTTTCTTCTTGTTCGCTTTTTTAACATAGATCTTCTTCTGCATGGGTTGTCCGAAGATGGCGGAGAGCGCCTTCTCGGCATCAGCCAAGACGGCTTGTAGTGCCGCCTCTTTGGCTGCTTCCTCGTCGTTGTCGCCAGAGATCTCCTCCGCCCGATCGGCCATATCGAAAGCGCCGGCCTCATAGGCAGCGTTCCAAGTCAGGTCGAAGAAGCGGCGAAGCGACTCCGGCGTAAGGCAGGGGTCGGTGCACAACCGAGGATTCTGTTGGAGAAAAATCCCCCAGAGCTTTTCTTTATTCATCGGGACTTCCTCCGGCTGTTGAGCTTGTGTTCGATCTCATCGACCAAGTGCTGCACCAGGTAGCAGCATGTCTCCTCGGCTTTGCGGATGTCCTCGCGGACATGGTCACGCAGGAAGCTCATGGCGACATGGACGCACTCGTGGGTCAGGGTCTTGCTGTTCCCTTTCTTCCGCGACTCGGGCCATGACTTGAGCCAGATGTAGGCCCGGTTGGCGTTGGAGAGCGCCCAGCCCGCATCGGATTCGTCATCGTCCCCGTCGGTGGATAAGGTGTCGGTGAACTTGGTCGCCGAGCGCCAAGCCGCGAGCGCATCGCCCCCAACTTTGACCCTGACCTTCAGGCCGAAGGTGCGCTCGGTTGCCGTCACTTGCATGGAATCAATGTATGGCGTTATTACTAACTCGCAACTGCGGCTCATCGGATGGTCTTCCCGAAGGAGGGATTGCGGGTCACGATTGCCTTCATGTGCTTACGCAGCACGGCGTTGAGTTCGGCGTAGATCTCGGGATCGAGACGACTGAACTTGTGGTGACGGGTCTGGTTGGCCCAGTCCATAATATACTGCTTACAAGCAGCCTTATTGACGAAGTTAGAGACGCGAGTCCGGATGGTCCCTTCGAGTTCGATCCGATCGTTTGTTGGTGTAGTAGGTAGATTCATGGTTTCGGGTTCCTTTCGGTTAGAAGCTATACGGGTTGTTATTGATCGACGGCAAGGTCGGGGGCGCGGGAAGCCGCTTGCCCGGTAGGGGCTGCACCCAGACAAGGCTGTGGATCTTGCTGTCGGCTCTGACTTGGTGGACCAGAGGCACAAGCTGCTCGGCCGGCGGGTCAGCCAGTGGCAGGAAGGCCGCAGCGACAATGACGGGGGTTGCCCCGATGAGCCACCGCCAGAGGCGGGCCAAGCGGGTTGCGGGTCTCTCCTGCGGTTCGGCCAAAGCCAAGGCCAGATAGGGGTAAGCCTCGGCAGGGAGGCAGGAGTTGATGGGGTCGTAATCTCTGTAGTTCATGGTTTTAGGTTCCTTTCTTGGGTTGTTAGTGGTGACGAGACGGGGCCGGAATCGCATACCGTCCTTTGTGACTTCGACTCGCGTCATGGTCCGCGTCTCGGGTTTGCTCATGTTGGTCTGACAGTATGGCGTTATTACTCGTTCAAATGACTTTGGGATCACATCACGATGAGGTGATCTTTGGCCCAGTCCTTGTTGAGACCGCCGCGCTCGATCAACGCTTTCTTCAAAGTGGCTGGGGTCAAACGCTTGGCGGTTTTCTTCTTGGCTGCTTTCTTCACGGGTTTCTTTTTCATTGGTTTTGGGTTCTTTCTACTTGGTTCATGGTTCATGGTTCAACGCTTCAGTGCGTCATAGTGTATGGTGTTATTACTTTGTCGAGCAAAGAACGGAAGGCGACGGCAGCGCACTGGGGCACAACGCCGTTTCCTGCCAGACGTAACTCGTCCCAGCGCGAATCGCAGGACACGCACAACTCGGCATAAGCCAGCCGATCGGCAGTCCCATCAAGGCTTCGCAGAATCTCGGATTCAGCTTGGCCTTCACCAGATAGCCACCCTCGGCCTGACTCACATCCTGCCTGAGTGACTTCTGCTTTCTGCCGACCGCCATCCCAGCTTTGCCGTCCCCCGCGTTCGGTGTTGCCCAGCAAGACTCGGGGTGGTTCCCAGTCATGCTGCTCTTCGCCCGGGCGGGCGGGCCAAGGATGCCCCCCTCCCGATAGGCTTGGACTGCCACATCCAAGGTGTCCATCGAGAGCTTCCCGTTCCGTATGCGGCCCCCTTGGTAGCCACCCTTCGAGTCCCGCGCCGAGGCGGTGGGCCAGGATAAACACTCGCTTGCGTTGGTGTGGCGCTCCCGCATCGACTGACGCCGAGAATAATCCCGCCTCTGCTCGGTAACCCACGCGCTCCAATTCTCGGAGGACATGGAGCAGAACCGGAGTGCCGGCGGGATCGCTCCACCCGTCGCCCTGGAGTTTGGCCGAGACGATCCCTTCGACGTTCTCCAAGAAAACAACGGAAGGTCCGGATCGCCGGATCCCGTCGAGTATGTAAGGGAACAAGTGTCTTGGATCGGTGTCGGCAGCGCGGACTCCGGCTGCTGAAAACGGCTGACAGGGGAAGCCGCCCGATAGTATCGAGACACCGGAGAACTCTTCCCAAGGGAAAGTCCGGAGATCAGGCCAGATCGGAGCCGCATCAAGTTGCCCGCCTTCCATGCGCGAGAGAAGTAACTCGCACGCGAAGGCTTCGATTTCGCTGTAAGCAACCGTTCGCAGGCGGTCGCCAATGACTTGTCGGATTCCGAGGTCGAGACCGCCGTATCCGGTGCATAGACTAATGTGTGTGATGGTAGGATCCACATGATTCATTTGGTTTATGACGTTATTACTCTACACCGACATAGACTTGTCGGGTGTAGAACGTGTTGTTGCTATGGAGTTCGCGGTCGTCGATCTTGCCGAGGGCTTCGATGTCCTTGGCCAAGGCATCGGCGGTCGCCGCGTCCTTCTTGTCCTCGATGCAGCGATCCCACCGCCCGGCGACCGGATCGTAGTTGGGGTTGTCCCGCTTGTGCGTGAGGATGTGGACGCAATACGCCTCCTCCTTGCAGCCCCAAGCCTCGGGGTCGAGCGGGTGGATGGTGACGAAGCGGATGCTGATCGGATGACGTTGCACCGCTTCAAGGATTTTGGTTCGTAGGTTCATGTTACTTGGTTCCTTTCTGGTTGGTCGTTAGTCGCCGAGCCAATTGTGCTCGAATTCCTCGGCGGGAACCCAAGCGGGCGCGTCCAAGGTGTAGGTGTAGCCTTGGAACTCGGTGACATACGCGCCTCCGGCGTCTTGCACCGCCTCGAATAGTTCAAGGTCGTTGCCCGGACGTATGTCAGCTTCGATTTCTGCGACGGCAAACTTGGTGTTGCCGTGATCTTTTAGGTGAATGAGGTGTTTTTTCATTTGGTTCCTTTCTTAGTTGGTTGCTTTGTTGATGGCGGCGAGTGCTTGCTGCACTTCGACGCACTCCCCCCACTCAATCGTTGAGTGAGGATGTGCTTCGGCGAATATCCGCTTGTGGTCTTCGAGCAGATCTTGAAGGGCTTTCACTGGATCCGCTTTCGGGATGTATCCCGTAATGGTGCGGAAGTTCCCCCCTGAGATCTTCCCTGCCACTAACTGCGACCATTCGCCGTTGTCTTCGTAATAGACAGTGATGCTGGCGTCCCCGTTGATATCGTTGGAGGGGCCATATACCTCCAACACAACCGAATGACCGCCGTGGTTATCCGAAGGTTTCGGAAGTTCGATAGATGCCTCGAACCGAACGAGGTCTTCTTCTGATGTTTCTAATTGTTCAAACGGATTCTTATTCATGTTACTTGGTTCCTTTCTTGGTTGTTGGTTAGCAGTAAGAGTCTTCGATCCACTGGCAATAGCTGCGGACCGAAGCAGGGTTGTAGTCGGCCGGTGACTGGCCGAAGTGGTCGAGGGCTTCGACGACATGGGCTCTACCGAAGAGCACCAGGAGTTCGGTGAACTCGCCGTCGAGCCTCGTGTATCGCCGTCCGTTGAGGACGAAGGGGTCGATGAGGTCGATCATTGGAGTGCGGCAGCGAACTCCTCGTCGTTGCCCAAAGCGTGAGCGAGGGCAGCAGAAGTCTCCTCGATCGACTTGAGTTCATCGTCGGAGCGTTCGCCGCTATCGACGACCTCAACCTTACTTCCATCAACGTCGCCAGACAGATTTTCACCGGCACTCCACAGGCAAACATAAGCTGGGAGATCTATGTTGCAGTTTTCGTTTATCGGAAGAACCGGAGTGTAGACCGCAGCGGCTCCGATCCGCTTGGCTTGCTCTTCGGATTCCGCCACAACATCGAAAGCGATGAAGGCGGGGACGTTGACTCGGTAGTATTGTTTCATTGGTATGTTTCCTTTCGTTTAGTTGAGTTCGCGGATGAGCCGCATCCGCTCGGCGAGCAGCCACTTGCCGCCTTGATTGGCGGGGCGGGCATACTCGGTGAAGTTGTCGATCTCGACCTCGCACCAGACCCGTGTCTCGCCGCTGGCAAGTTCAAGGTTGAGGTGCGGGGCTTCGGGTTGGACGGCGCAATGCCAGCCCGGCCGGAAGGCGAATCCTTTCCGGCGATGGGCCTCGGCTTGCAGCCATTCGCCATGCGGGATGCGCTGGCGTGCGTTGATGAAGAGCGGGCCAAGCGACCCGTCCCTGCGCTTGCGGAGCAGTTTGTATGCTTTCATGTGCGTGGTTATTACTTGGTCGCCTTGTCGATTGCGTCCATCGCAACCGCGACCGCGCTGCACTGCGCGGGGCTGGCGTCTTCCGAGGTATCGAGTGTGGCGATGTAGCGCAACGCTTCCAGCATTGCCGGAGCGGCAGCGATCAGTTGTGCGTTGGCATTTATCATTCCGGCGTTATCGTCGTCAGGAGGGGCGCAACGCGGGTCGCAAATGTCGTGAAATTCTCCATCTGCCCACGGGCCTCCAACGATAAATCCATCTACTTCTTTCCAAGGTCCGGGTGTGTGTTTTGCTTTCATGTTGGTTCCTTTCGTTATGGGTTTATTACTGACGGGCCAGCTTGAGGGCTTCCTTGAGACGATCGACGCGGGCGTCGAGCATATCCTGTGACGGGAAACAATCCTCATTGGTGGCATCCTGCTTGCACCACGCGAGGGCTTCACGCAGCACGTTGCAGAGTTTCTTGTGACGCTTCGTCACCTCCGCGATTGCTGGGAGGATGTCCTCTTCGAGGATCTCCGTAGCTTCTTTCATCGGTTCGGGGTGCTCGTCGTCTGGCTCGGCATCAATGAAGTAATCGGCTGCTTCGGCCATGATCTTGAGTTCTTCCAGTATTGGTGTTGCTCTCATGGTTATTCTTCCTCCTCTTCGTCTTCCTCGTCGCACGGGTAGACGAAGATTTTGAACAGACCTCCGGCTCCAGCATGGATGTCGAAGTCGTAGTCGTTGTGGCAATAGTCGGTGACGAGGATCTCGTCATCGGGTTGGTGCTCCTTGAGAGCGTCGATCAGTTCTTGGACTTTCATTGGTTTATTCTCCTTTGCTTGTTTCGATTTCGTATTCATCGCAATACCCGAAGGCTCCGATGCAGTTCTCTTTGAGGATGTCGTGCAGCCGTTTGTTCACGGCGGCGACAAGTTCGGAGACAGTCAACTGCTCGAACTCCTTCTCGGTGTCGATGGTTGCGGCCAGATCAAACATGATGTTTCTCATTGGTTTCCTTTCTATGAACAGACGATGGCTGTTCCGTTTTTGATTTCGTAAGTGCGGCTACCAAAGAATTCGATGATAGTCGTGGCGGTGTGCGGCTTGCCCGTGCCTTCATAGACAAGCCCCTGCTTGGTGAGATACTCGGCGGCTTTGCTCGCTGCCAAGTTGATGGCTTCCTCCTCGCTCGCCGCCAGAGACATGATCTCGTAGGCGAGGGGAATGATGCAGACGTAGTAGGTTTGTTGTTTCATGTGTTTCCTTTCGTTGGTTGTTATCGTGGCAGGGGATGGAGCGTTGCTCCGTAGAGATCGTCTTGTGTTTCCATAACTCGCGGCTTGTGTTTGGCCTCAAAGCGATGGTCGTGATCGTCGTAGAGTCTGTAGACTCTTGCTCTTGCCTCCTCTTCAGAGGTTGCTTCGATTGCGAAGCGGGATGGACGGCGGCGGGAGTTTGTTGCTCCCCAGATATACCAGTGAGTTGTCATATTTGGTTTCCTTTCGTTGGTGGTTAGATGTCGAACGTGTGATGCTCCATGTCCGACTCGCACAGGAGCTTGAAGACCGCCGCATCGTTGCCGTGCGGCCCGTAGGGATCAGGGTCGTCCAAGCGCAGATGCTCGGTGTGGGTGTATGCCTTGCCGTTGGGGGCAAGGATGTGAACCTCGGCGTTTGTCCCATCAGTGCAGACGTAGAGGGTGGATTCAGTGTCGATCTCAATCATGGTTTTGGTTTCCTTTCGTTGTTGGTTGTTTAATCCTCAATGCCGACTGCTTCTTTGTAGGCATCCTCGATGCGAGAGAGTCTTTCTTTGAAATCCTCCAGCATTTCGTTGCGGGTATCGTATCCAATGGCTTTGTAAGACTGTCCGTTGAGCAGATCGCATACGTCGAAGTAGCATTGCTGTATGTCGGCCAGTCGGTTTCCTTGTATTCCCATATTGTTGTTCCTTTCTATTTGTCGTGTTGGTTGTTCGGGTCTTTGACCCACTCGATGTCGATGCCTAACTCGGTCAGCGCGTCGAGGTCGCGATGATCGATGGTGGTCTTTCCGGTCAGACGTTGGACATAAGGGCCAAGGTGTCCGGTCGGATAGATGCTCTGGCGTCCGTAGACGCTGCGTTCAAACAGTTGCAGTCTCATGGTTCAGTTTCCTTTCTTTGGTGTGGGGTTATTACGAAGCCTCATCGAACTCGATGGGCAGGGTGAGTTGCGGGTCGGCTTGCTCTTTCCGGGCAAGCTGGACGAGGTGCGCGTGACGCACGACGAGTGAAGAGAGGCGCAATGCCGCCTCGATGTCGTAGTCGTGGGTGGCATTGAAGTGCGCCGCCGACTCAAGGATCAGTAATTTATTCATGTGGTTTCCTTTCTACAGGGTTTCGTTGATGGTTAGTGTCTTGGCGAAGTCCAAGATCTGTTCCGGTGAGAGAACAAACCATGCCGCGGCGACCCCTTCGAAACGGATGGTGATGTGGACTTGGTCGTCGGCCTCGGGAACAGCGGCGTCCTCGAATGCCGTGAGCATCACTTCGATGTCCTCGCGTCCGGTGAAGGATTTGACGAGGGCATCGCAGCCCCCGCCAGTCCCGATCTTGTGGAATCCGCACTTGCGGAGTTCCTCGTGGAGTTGTTCGGTTGTCATTGCTGTTCTCCTTTCTGTGGTTCAACGCCTTCGTTCTCCATCCACTCGAAGAGTCGATCTTCAAGCGCGGCAAGGTCGTCGCTTTGGTATTGCTGGTTCTCCAACTGGAGGTAGTAGCGGCCACCCTCGGCGGCTAACTCTCCCTGCCAGTCTTCGATGATGTAGTTGGCATACGGCTCCACCGGATCGGTGATGCCGTTGTAAACGAGGGCGCGGATCTCCTTCTCGGGATTGCGCTCGTCGTTCTGCGGGAACGTGTGTAGTTGTTTCGGGTATGTTTTCATTTGACCTCCCATTTGATTTCTTCAGTTAGCTTCACGACTTCCGACCAATCGTTCGTCGCAAGCAGTGTCTTCATCTCGTTCTCACCAGCGTGAGGAGTGAGCAGCACTACGGCATAACGAAACCCTTGGTCGCCGTTCTCCCGTAGTGACGGGTCTTTGTAATCGACGAAGACCATGAGCGTCTTCGGGTGAACAGCACCCGCGTCGATCTCTCGTGCGATACTCGGACACGCATCATGGCTCCACGACGAGTCGTTGAATCCTTCCAACTCTGGAAGGGTATCGTCGTAATCAGGGAACATTACTTTGTATTTTGGTTTCATATTTAGTTTCCTTTCTGTGGTAGGTTTGCGTCTTCGATTCCCAGCCAAGACCAACGCTCCAAGGTGCGCTTGTATCCGGTGGGCTTTTCTTTCGTGCTGCTCAAGCTGGCGATGATGCTGTCGGCATACTCGCACAGCGTGTCGGTGTCGGTGTCGATGGGTAGCCCTGTGCAGTAGGACGCATCGTCCAGCCCTTCCCAATCGCTGTTGGTGTTTTCGCGCCAGTCGATTGAGAAGCGCAAGAGCGGCGTATCGTCTGGATCTTCATCGTTGTAGTCGCCGCTCCATCCCTCGCCGATGTCCTCCCAAACGAAGCGGATGTTGTCTTTGATTACTTCGATGTCGGTGAATGTCGGGTATGTTTTCATGTTCAGTTTCCTTTCTATTGGTTGAATTTGGGATGCTGTTGCACCCATCCAAGTTCCCTATGCACCTTGCTCATCTCCATGATGATAGAGAACTTGCGGTGCGCCTTGCGGACGTAGTCGTTGACCACGCCGAACCGCCGCTCCTTCACCGCTTGCGCGGCTTGGGCTACGTCTTCCTCGGCTCTCGCGAAATAATCCATGATGCACGCTTCATGCTGCATGGTTCGGTATTCGAGCCACGGGATCATCTCGCCTCCGGTGTCGAGGGGTTTGAGTAGTTGTTTGCTCATAGGTCAGTTGTCCGGAATTCCGGACTACACGATGCCGTCGAGGAGACGCTGGCTCTGCGGGATGAAGCTGCTCATACCCTGCAACTGTTCGAGTTCCTCTTCCGCCGTCAGATCGACCTCGCGCATCGTGGCGTAGGTCGCCAGATCGTCGTCGAGGTTGTGCTGCGTCAGACCAATGTCCTCGGAACGTGCAGCCAAGCCGTCATACTTTCCGCTCGGCACTGTGACTGTGCTGTATGCACCTTCGGACTTCTTCTCGAAGCGGAACTCCGAGAGCTTGGGCTGCGAACCTCGGGGGCCGGAAGCCCATGAGGTGTCGATGGTGGCAAGGCTGCGACCGAGGCTGGCCGAAGCGTATTGCGACTCGCGGCTGGTCGTGTCGCCGTGCAGCCAGCGACTCACCTTGGGATCGCCGCCGTTCTTCGGGAACTCCAACCATGACCAGTCGTCGATGGCGAAGGCTTCGAGCGACTTGCAACGCCACGCATCGCCGATCGCTTCGACAATCTCCGGCTTCGTGCCGAAGATCCAGCGACCTTTCTTGGTGATGCCAGCATACAACGACGCCATCGAATCGACGGCGACGATGAGCTTGCCGCTCGGAGCGAGGGCGAGGAACGCAGCGTAGCCCGTGATGTGCATCATGGCTTCCCGCTGTTTCTCCGGATCGCCAGCGTTGTCGGTCAACGCATAGAGCAAGTGCTGCGAATCGCACGTTGCCTTGTTGTGGTGCTTGGTCTGCTTGCCGTGCCAAGTGACCACGCCATTGTGGGCCAACGACCAGCCGTCATGCCGGAACGGATGCGTGTTGCCAAGGTTCACGGCACACGTTGCAGTGCGTCCGTGGACGATGGTGGACTTCATCCGGTTGTAGTATCCGGTCTGCTCGAACCGCTTGCTGGCGGCGAAGGCGGAGAAGCCGTCTCCCGCGAGCTTGGACAACTGCGGCAACGCATCGAGCGTGCGGAAGTCGTCGGGTTTCACATAGCGACCGCGCAGACCATTAGGTCCGGCTTGGGCGAAACCGAAGCCGTGACGCTCGGTTCTGCCGATTGCTTCTGCCGCTGCGACAAGGGCTTTGTCGGCGGAGTATCGGGTCAAAGGCGAGGCTTTGCTCGCTGTCCATCCTGCTAATTTACACATGGTATTTGTTTCCTTTCGTTATGGTTGGTGTGACTTGTCCGGAATTCTGGACAAGGGTTACTGATCGTCCGTGCTGCACACGGCAGTCACGGGTTGACGCTCGACGCGGCGATAGCCACGCAAGCGGGTGTCGGAAGCGTCGAACTGACGCACGAACTCGTCGCACTTGACCGCCCCGTAGCGGTCAACACTGCGCGAGGTGTTGTTGATGGTGCGGACTTTGGCCTTCATCGCTTTGATGATGTCCTTGAGCGTCTCCGGCTCATGGATCGCGGCCCACCGATAGAACTGCTCCCACGCTTGCGGTGCAGTCTCGTTGTTGATTGGCGAGTCGGCGCTGGCATGATCCTCGCTCCACCTTGCGATGGCTTGCATGAGGGAAGCGCGGAGCCTCCACTCACTTGGCTTGCGACTGGTCGGCCACAAGCGGACTTCAATCGTGCCGAGTCGCTCGAACTGGGCGGCACTGACCGCCGAATACTTGCGACCCAAGGCGTCATCCCAATTCTCGCAGCAAGCGTTGACCGCACACCAACGAGAGCGGCGACGAGTCAACGGCGCAAGATACCGGAACCATGACAAGTGACGGCACAGTGCGTGGTAAACGGACTGGCCGACCTCATGGTCACGCTTGCAGTTGATGTGGATGTGACCGCCGTTGCGCTCGATCGAACCGAGGTTGCTGACCAAGTTGCAAGCGACATCGGGCAACTTCTGCGTGATGCGGAAGCGGATCTCATGCTGACCGCCGCCATCGCGACCGACATCCCAGTAGGGTTTCTGGTAGCTGCGGATGCGGTTGGTGCTGACGCTGCGTCCGGTCGGCGTGGTCTTGTAACCATGCAAGCCAGTCGCTTCCAACTCACCACTGCACTCGTAGAGCGGAAGCCGATCCCAATACTCCGGAGTCAGAGGCTCGGGGAGCATCTGCTTGATCTTGGACTTCTCGATCGACTTGAGGAACTGACCGACTCCCTTGATGACATCGCGCTGATTTGCAGATCCGAACCAGTCGTTGCCGAAGTGACAGCGGATGCGCTCGATGAGATCCTGCAACGTGCCGCCATCCTTGCGGAAGGTGCGACGATACAGCTTGCGATGCCGGAGACATCCGACGATGACCGAAGCCACGCCGCGCAGATGCCGACGCTGACGCTCGGCCCGCTCGTCGCGGTAACGCCGATAGACTCGCTCGTAAGCCCTCTTGAGCACCGCCTTGTCGTCGTAATTGAGGACGTAGTAGTTCGGTGCTGAGTCGAGCGTGACCGGACTGTCGTTGGACTTCAGCCAGTTGTTGCGGAGATACCAGTAGGCATACCGACCATCCTCCGAGAGATGCATCGGCTTCGATGCGACCTCGGCCAGTTGTAGTGTGGAGTTATTACTCATAGGTCTAACTTTCCTTTCATGTGTTGTTTCGTTGTTGCTTGTCCGGAATTTCGGACAACTCTGTCCGGTTTGAACAAGCGTCCCGCCCCGCAACGGATTGGACGTTACGGAGCCGACCGCTTGTGCAGTTATTACTTGTCGGCGAACTGACCGACGAACTTGCGAGGGTTGATCCACTCGCCGTGCGGCATCTCGATGGCGTCATGCCATACCAACTCGAAGTTGTCGCCGCGATCGTGGACGTTGACCTTGGTCACGCCCCGATCACGGAACACCGAGAACGATGCGCGGCGTCCGACTCCATTGAGCCGCTCGCGTGTCGTCACAGTGTCCCATCCGGCCAACGTGATCTCGATGTCGCCGTTGTCTGCATGACGCGCAATCGCATTGCCATGCAGCCAGATCGTCGTGCCATCGGTTCGGGTATTGCCGCACTTGCGGGGACGCCGATTGAAGAAGGCGTCAGTCACTTCTCTCGTTACTTTTCTCATACTGTTTCTCTCTTTCTAAATGTCCGGAATTCCGGACAAGGTTGTGGAGTTATTACTTGGTGATCTCGATGAGGAGCCAGACGGCAACGAAGCACAAGGCCGCGAAGCTGAAGAGCAATTCGTCGAGTTGATTCGGGGTGGGCCGTTTCATGGTGTGGCGTTATTACACAAGTTCCGCCGCCTTGGGAAGCATATCCGCAAAGGGGCTGAACATCAGCGGCTTATCCGCCGCCCGATAATCGCTGCCACCGATCAGATCGGTCGCCGCGTCGATACGTTCCGACATGGACAGCCGATGCGGATGAGTGTCCGCAAAGCGTTCAAGCCGATAGTCTGTCTTGCTGGCACTCGCCAGAAGAACGTGGATGGTTTTCTTCATTTTGTTTTGTCTGATTGCTTGTCCGGAATTCCGGACAGCCTTGCCGATTTGGGCAAGCTGCAACGCAAGCGGATCGAACGCTTGCGCTGCTGTGCTTACTCAATACCAACCCTCTTTGCGCGTTTCATGCCACGGGTCGAACGCTGCATGGTTCATGGTTCAATGTCCGGAATTCCGGACAATTATTTCGAGTCGCGCAGGATGATGTAAGCGCGGCGGGCGATGGCGATTGCATCGCTAATCTTGCGGCCCTTGCGAAGTTGCACGGCCAGAGCGTGCGCTTGCTTGTCGAATTCCGACGACTTCATTTTTTGCGCTTCGTTCTTCTTCGCGGTCGTGCGTTCGCGGATGCCCAAGTCGAGCAACACTTCCGACACTCGCCGTTTGTCCATACCTTCCGCGACAAGGGCAGCGCGGAGAGGCTTCGCCGCTTCTGCCATTGTCACTCCGGCGTTCTTCGCTTCATCCTGCAAACGAGCGATGATGCTTTCGCGAAGCGCGGCCAAGGCTGTCTTGCCTTTGGCATAAGTCACGATGTCCGCGATGACGTTATTTGAGAAGGCCAGAAGACCTTCGATGCTGATGCTGTTTTGCTTTTTCATTTTGTTCGTTTTCTATTTGCTTTGTTAGTGAGTCAGAGAGGAGCAACTTTGCTTCCCTTGCTCATATACAAGTGACCAGCAGCGCGTTTTACTCTGTTATTGTGGGAGGAATTGTGCGATTATTAAGGATGGGAAAACCCTCTCTTCCGGTTGACTGGGACGTTGTCAAAGGTCTTTACTTGCAAGGAGTCTCTGTTCCTACGCTTTCGCAACGCTTCGGGATCAACGCAAATACCTTGCGCGCAAAGGCTTCCAAGAAAGGATGGAACGCGATTGTAGGAACAGAGAAGGAACGCAAGGAGCAACTAACAGAGAAAAGTATAGCAGTCGCAAGGGACATCTGGGCAGAGAGAAGAGAGGCGATCAGAGAGAACATACACACCATTGGAAGCAGGATGACTGCTTATGCTTCGCAACTACCTGAAGACCAACTGCTTGCCAAAGCTGACAAGGTGAAGATCGCGACAGAGATCGCTGGTAAGATAGTTGGCCTCGATCGACAAGAGGACAAGAATGTTGTAAACATCGCATTGTTAGGGAGTTACACCGATTCGGGGTCAACGCTGAAAGATATACAAAGTGACACAATCGAAGGTTCCTACTCTGTTGGACACACAGATTCCGAACCCTTGTGACACCACCACCCACCCCACCAGAGTAGAGCCCACCAGCCCGACTCGCCCCTATATCTATCATTATAATGGCTTCTAAATTTTTTCGCCCAAAATGGAATTATTAACTTTTCGAAGGGGAGCCGGGTCGGACGGAACCCCCTCGATACGCTAGAGCATAGCGGCAAGGCACTTCAGGAAACGACGCCACCGGGAGGCAGTCACGACAGCCTTCCGATCGCACCGCTCGAAGTAACCAAGACCGCCATAAGGTCCATAGACCAAGCCAAGATCATTCGATCGATACATACGGGTTCACCTCCTTTCATAGGCCCATAAGAAAGCACACATCGGGCCAAGTGCTATAATAACCACAGACGATCACAAACTATGGACAAAATCTTCGGCTACGAAATCAGAACTCCCTACGACTCGGAATTGGATTTCTTCAGAAAGAACTTGGACACCACCGGCATGGCCACTGAAGACGGCCGGATCATCCTCAACCCCTTCTCTGACTTGGACCCAGCGTCCCAGAAGTCCGTTGCCACGAACGAGGCTGCACGGCTCTTGATGTGGGAAAACAAGATCAAGCCAGACTTCGATGTGACCGAGGAACAGAGGAGTAAATTCAAGGGAACCGCATACGAGGAGAACGAGGAAGCATTGAAGGAGACGATCCTCGCCAGGGCTATTGCAGGAGACCCGTCGGCTGGGAAACTCACGGCCCGTCAGAAAGAGTGGGCGAATCTGGTCGGGTCTCAGCTTCGGGCGCGTAAATAATAAAATGAAAGCCACCCTGGAGTTCAACCTACCCCAAGACGACGAGGCCCTCACCGACGCCCGGCAGGGGTCCGATTGGAAGTGGGCGGTCGATGACCTCTTCAACTACCTCCGATCCGAGACCAAGCACGCCGACCACTCGGCCGAGGAATATGCGATCTTCGATAAGGTCCGCGAGAAGCTCGCTGAGATCCTCGAAGAGCGGGATCTGAGGCGTTGGTAATGTCCGGCTGGCTGATCGCGGCGACCGGCGTGGCCTACGCTTGGGTTGCGATTGAGATGGCGTTATCCGGTAAGTGGCCGTTGGCGATCGTCTGGGCCGGATATGCCTTCGCCCAGATCGGGCTCTATATCGTCAGCCGGCAGGGCTGATTTCGATACAGGTCTCCCGAATAGGCTCGATTTCGAGGGGGTGACCTCGTCTTCCCCCACGTCACCCCCACGTCTTCCCCCAGGGCTAAGTCACTGACGGACAGTATACTTATGTCGAAAAGGGGGTGAGGGGGTGAACCCTTATCTTTTCTCTCTACAAAATATATATTATATACCCCACGGGATTTCCACCCGGACGAGAAATACCACCACGGGTGGTCCCCCCGAAGTTCCCCCCTCTTCCCCCTCGCGGGGTTAAGTGCCTCGCGTCGAATGACTTAACTGGGGGGAAACTCACAAAAGGGGGGTGGGGTGACTTTTCGTTACCCCCACGAGCCCAGAACCATGTATCATGTTCCTCTGTAGCGTGCACCTTGAGCCTTGAAGCCGAACCTTTCGACTTCATCGAACAGTCGATCGACTGCATGAAGTGAGCAATCTGGCCCCGATCTCCAAGCCAAACTTGGACTACTGCGTAAAAGCTACTCCGCGGTCAGATCCACCGAACCACGCAGCCCGCTTCATGGAACATGGTGCGTGCGGCAGAGAAGCTCTCCTCCCATCGGGGAACCGAGTGCTCCGGGCAGTAGACCTCTTTGATGCCTGCTTGGACTATAGCAGCCGCGCAGTGGGCGCAGGGCTGGTATGGGTAGACAAAGATCGAGTGGCCCTGGAGAGGCTCCTTGGCCGCGAGGATGGCATTCATCTCCGCGTGCAGGGTGTAGAGGAGTCGGGTCGGTCGGTCGGCCAATCGGTCGGCCTTGTCCTCGACCCCGCGGGGGAACCCGTTGAAGCCGACCGAGGCGATCGAGCGGTCTGGCCGGACGATGACGGCCCCGACCTGGCTACTCGGGTCCTTGGACCATGTGGCAACGTGCGAGGCTAAGTTAATAAACCTCGCGGTCCATTTGGCGTTCATAGTTTTGAGGCGGCGGTGGCGGGATTCGACACCCGCTCTTGTTACATATTCGTGTGTTATTTTGTAACGCTCCGCTGTCCGGCCGCGTGTCCTTCCACGCCGCACCGCCATGAGGTCAATCCCATCTTTCGGCGTATGCTTTCACAAACGCTTTAACGCAGTCTTTTTTCCGCGTGTAAAATTTGGTCGCCCGTAGGTCCCAATGCCGATCGATGACTACCCATTTCCCAGCCTGTTCACCTTTCGTCTCTTTATGCAGATAATATCGAAGCGGTCTGGCGTGAACCCATTCCCGACCCCAATCGGTATCGCTTGTGACGTAGGGGCCGGAATGTTTCGGGGTGGGTATACCCGCAGGTGGTTTTGGTATTCTCATATAGTTTAGAACGGGTGGATCTCAGGATCCGGTTCCGGCTCGGGGAGGTCGGCCTCGGGCTTGGTCAGGCGGTATTTGTTGACCTTCATCTTCCCGTAGCGGCGGGCGATGAGTTGGACGTTCGGGTCGCCCTGGGCTTGGAGTTCACCTAGTCGGCGTCCGAGGATCCGGACCGGCCATTCGCGGGTGAGGGGATTGTTGTCGAAGACATCATTCATCGACTGGTGGAGGTCGACGGCGGTGCCTTCCCACGGCTCGTCGGTTCCACGGCGTTCCCACCATGAGTTGAGCATGTCGCGGAGTTCCGCGGTCCGTGAAGCGGCGGCGATCTTTTCCAGAACCTCGTCGGCGATGTAGCTGCGGACGATGTAGCGGTTGGCCGCATCGATGTATTTGACTGGAACCGTCCAAGCCTTGAGCCAAGCAAGGAAGGCGGGGAGTTCGCTCTCCACGTCCTTGAGTGCCTCGACGGTCGGGCCTTCCTCGTAGGTCTTCAGCGCAAGGGCGATGATCTTGTCCTTGTTGGAGATATCGAGAGCGGGGACGGCCTTGATCGAGACCGGATCGTCGTTGGCCGCGATGACGACTCTCCCGCGCCATTCGACCATGATCGGGGTCAGGTATTTCTCGTGGTATTTGTGCGTGCCGTGCGCGACGAGCTTCTTGATGGCCGAGGCGTAGCGGTTGGTCTGGGCTTCGGATTCCGCGGCCTTGGTGTCGTCGATGATGGCGAGCGGGGACTGGAAGAGGTCGGCGTTGAAGCCGTTGCCTTCACCCGAGACGATCGAGGAGAGGTCGGCGTAGCCGCCCATTGCCGGCTTCAGCAGGCGCTCGATGAAGAAGGTCTTAAAGCAGTGCACCGGACCGACCAAGATCATCGCCTGACCCATGCAGAGTTTCCCCTGTTCCGCGGACTCGTAGAAGCGTTTCAGCCACGCCATGAAGAATTCTTTGTAGTCGGAGTGGGCGAAGACGTTGTCGAGGATGGCGGCGTAGCGGGGGAACCCGACGCCCCAAGCGTCTGCGGTCTCTGCGGCCGGCATGATGCGGACGTTTTTGGCGGTGTTAAGGTATTTCTTGCCGCCTTCGAACCAGAGTTCGTTCGGGTTGTAGAGGGACGGGCCTGCACCGTCCACGCGGCGGTGTTCACGGATGAAGGCTTTGGCACGGTCCATCGGCGACATGGCCGCACCTTTCGGGGCGCGGTCCGAAAACCCGCGGCATTTGAGTTCGCTGGACAGCATCGCGACCATCTCGTAGCGCCAGATCCCGTCGCCCGCTTTCATAAAGAAGGTCTTCCCGTCGTAGTAGATGTCTTCGAACTGTCCGCTCTTACTGGCCGAAGTGGACGGTTTGGTATCATTGTCTGATACTTCCGCGCTTTCAGATGAGCCCTCGTTAATGTTCTCTTGAGACCTTTCCGCGGAATCGCCTGCAACCTTTCCGGCGTCCGGGTTGAAGTAGATCAAGGTCTGAGCCTTGCCCGTATCACGGCGCATACACCCAGGAACCCGGGTCAGGCGCA